CTCGCGCAACATCGTCACCTGTTCGCGCAGACGGGCATTCTCATCGGCCAAAGTGCGCCCGACCTTGATCGCCAAATCCGTTCGATTGCCCATCGCCCTTACTCCGACATCATGGTTTTATCGAGTGCCGCTATCGCTTCGCGCAGGGTCTTGGCCGCGTCCCCAGATACCCCGCCAGTAACCAGCACGTTCGAAACCGCCCCGCGAAACATGATGACTTCCTGAACGAATGCATCCAGGCTGTCCACGAAGTCATGCTTGACTGCGAACAGCGGCTTCACGTCTTTCTTTCGTGCCATCGCCCTCTCCCTTGATTGACAATCGCACCATGCCATATCGTAACCCGTCCGTCAACCCCTATTTTACGGTTGACGCGGCGGGGACGTGATGGTATGAGAATCCCGGCATGGCTGGCAATCAGCTTACTACGCTGCGACTAGTAGGGGAGTGTTAACCGAGTGCGGAATCGTCCAGGACGCAAGGAACGGGCACGGGTAAAGAAGCATCACCGCGGTGAAACGTGGTGTGGCGAGTGGGGCGCCGGTACCGACTTTGTGAAAATGGGCGAGAAGAAGTACCGGCGCTGGCTTAAGGTCAGATTCGGACGGAACGCACGCACGGTGGCACGCCGAACTGAACGCCAGCGGAAATGTCCCGATATGGCCCCAACTGAGGGACAGCCGGGTAGCGACCGGCCCATGCAATATTGAGGTAGTATGAACAAGCTCCGCAAATGGCGCCGCCGGGAAAAACTCTCGTTAACGGATGTCGCCAGCCGACTCGCCGTTACCAAAGGCGCGGTATCCAGGTGGGAGAACGGGAACCGGACACCATCCCGCCCCCTCCTGTTCGCGATTGAGACCATGACTGGCGGTGAGGTGCCGGCGAAGGGGTGGCTGTGAAACACCAGCATTTCACCCCTGAGGAAGATGCTGTGATCCTGGCCTTGGCGACAAAGGCGAAGACCTACAAGAAAACCCCGCCTTGGCAGAAGATCGCCGACACAATTAAGCGGCCACACGGCAGCACGATATATGCCAGATATCAGTTACTGATCGGTGCCCCCAAGAAATGGCCGAACGAACCATCGATCCCACTACCACCGCCGCCGAAACCACGACACCACCCACAATTCGCCGATCCCTCGCTTGAGGCTAAGGCCAAGGCGAGGCGGGCGTTTTAACGAATGTGCCATGAACGCAATCCATCCAATCCATCATAGCATGCTTATCCGGTTAACGCACACAAACGTTGAGGTATACTAGATGACGCGCAATAAGTTGGCCGCCGAGCTTCGAAAGGTTGCCGCGATAGCCTCGCCGGACAATGCGGCGAAGTACGAGGCTTTCGCGAAGCGCGCGGAGACGGGCGAGTTCGATGACTATGCCGACACCTATGTCTGCCCGATCACCCAACTCTATTCGGAACTGATCGCCGCAGGCTTTGCCAAGTTTGCCGCCCGCGTAGCAAACGGCGAGTTCGACGCCACGAAAGAAGAAAGCGACGAATGGGCGCGCAGCCCATCCGGTCAGGACGCCGCGAAGCGTCTGTTGCCGGAAATGCGCGAGATTTTTGGCCTGAAACTGAACAACTAGGGGAACCGCAATGTCGCCCGAGATCAGCAACCAAGAAGCTATCGAAATGATGAACCGCTGCAAGCAAGAGATTATTGGCATGCGGGCAACAATCGATCGCCTCAAGCCCAAGGCCGATGCTTACGACAATCTCGTTGTCGTGCTGGGCCTACTGCCCCGTCCGAGCATCGGCATGGGCGAGGATTTGGTTTGGATCATCGACAAGCGCATCCGGGAATTGACATCGACTAAAGATGAATAAGATGTTCCTCCAACTCCCGATCCCACCTACCGCCAACAACCTGTTCGCCACCGGCCGCAGGAACGGGAAATTCTGCCGTTTCCGGACAAAAAAGTATCTGGCTTGGCAGAAAGAAGCCGGGTTGATGTTGCAGACATCGAAGAAAATCCGGTTTGCCGGCGAGGTCGAAATCGAGATCACGCTCCCAAGTAACATCAGGGGCGATATCGATAATCGAGTCAAACCCATATTTGATTTACTCGTCAAGTATGGGATCGTTTGCGACGATAGGTACATCAGGGATTTCCATGTGACCCGGCGCGGGACAAACGCATACGCGCTGATATCGGTGGTGAACGCAGACCCGCCCAAGAAACTGCCGAGCTACCGCGATGTCAGGGGCATCCTGAAAGGCAAGCCATGACCGCCGACGTGATCCCTTTTGCCCCACCATCGCCGATAGCAACGAGGGCAGCAGCATTGGATACCGATGCGGCGTGGCGGGATTTCGAGCGAGCGCATCGGGACTTTATTCTGGCCCCGCTCATGCCCGGATTAGCCTTGGCCGCGGTGGCAACATACAATCGGTGGGTTCTGCTGGCAACCCGCAGCGATACGCTATCATATACCGACATCATCGATGATGATCCGGGGACGGTATGAAGCGTCGGGTTCATCAACCGAACAGCCCGATGCACGGCTGGACAATCGAGGCAACCGACACCGAATGTATGGGGGTCAAGACCTATGACTTCGAACGAGACGGAATCAGCTACCGAGTCCCCCGGGATTGGTGCCCGCCGACCGTGGGGAACAGCAAAGGAATTGGTGCGCGAGGCGATACGCCTAAAGCCTGAGTTATCTATCAAGGACATCGCGGCGGAAACAAAGTTGGCGCGGGAATACGTTTCGGCCTGCCTGCGCCGGCTGGCGAGGGAAAAAACCAAGCCATTGGTTTACCATCGCAGCAAAATCCAGGGTGATAGATGACCCGCCGCCAGCGTGAGCTATGGGATTTTATCCGGGCCTATTGGCAGGAGCACGGCATGGCACCGACCTACGATACCATGGCTACTGGAATCGGGCTCCGGAGCAAAAGCCAGGTATTTTATCTCATCAAACGACTCGAAGATCGGGGGCATGTTCGATGCGTAAAGCTGAAAGGCGGGACAACCCCGATCCCTCTCTATCCGAGGGCGATTGCGTCAAACACGTCAGGTGGTGCCGATCACAGGGCTGGACGCCGACCAGGATAATTCGATCAGTCGGGCAGCCGGTCCCCGAGAATCCGGGCTGGGATGATGCCGCGGTAGGACTCATGCGGTCGGTGGGGATATGGTAGTAAGATGAAAAAACCCGACATTTGGATGCCGCTTTACATAGGCGATTATCTTGCCGATACCATCGGATTAAGCCATGCCCAGCACGGGGCCTACTTGCTCGCCATTATGGCATATTGGCGCAAGGGCGGGCCATTAAGCGAGGCCGAAGCACAGGCAATTATGGGGTCAGAGGCGGCAAGTTTGGCGCGGTTTTTCAATATCACCGATGACGGCTGGTCGCATAGCCGAATCGATTCCGAACTCGCATCCGCAGAGACAAGGCGAGAAAAAAAGTCGCAGGCCGGTCGCAAGGGTAACGCGGTGCGATACAACTGCGACAGCACCGATACATCAACCGGGTCGCAATGCGATAGCACAGCGATCGCAAACCCTCGCTCTTCACCTTCACCTTCACCTTCACCTTCACCTTCACAATCAGAACCACAATCAGTTTTGGCGTCGCAAACGACGCCAGACCAAACCCGAGATGATCTTCTCGCTGTCCCGGAGTTCTTGGACAAACGCCGGGGTTCCAGGTTGCCTGACGGCTGGCAGCCCAGCCCCGAATTGCTGGCATGGGCGAACACCGAATGCCCGATCGTTGATTGTGTGTACGAAACCGAGAAATTCACGGATTTTTGGCGGTCACAAGCCGGCGCGAAGGCGCGGAAAACCGATTGGGACGCGACATGGCGAAATTGGATGCGAAAGGCGGGCGAGAATGGCAAAGGCAGTCGCGAAAACGGATTCATCGCCATCGCCCGTGGCTATACCGGAGATTGAGAAGTGGTTGACATTCCTTGGAATTCTATGCGCCGGCCGGATGCCAGCAGACGAGGCAAGAACCAAAATCCATGCCTACGCGCCAGGTCTGGCCGGGTGGCGGGCGACAGTGTTTACGCGGGAATCCGCGTACTGGATTGCGAAACACCTGACATGGTTCCCGTCGTTCGGTGAGTTGGACAAACTGCTGCACGACTTCAACGCCGAGGTTTTGATTCCGCGACTGCCGAAACCACCATATCTATCGGCACCGATTCATGAACCGCCAACACCGGAACAAATCGCGCGGGTCAAGGTTGTGGCGGATAAGACCAGAGCAGCGCTGCTCGCGACTTCGGAAAGGTTGTCCATGAACAGGCCCGTGCGGGGCACAGGATCGACGTCTGATGCCCTATAGTGCGCCTACGGAATCCCCCTACAATACATCCTCAATCCCTTGCCACCGTCGTTTGGCAATCACTAATAGCTCTGCTCGCATTGTTTCTGGAATCGGCCGGGCGCCGGAGGCCCTGCGGTGTAGGGTCCGGCGGGAGATGCCGAGATCGCGCGCCATTGCTGTGACCCATTGGCGGCCGTACAGCGCCTCACCGATGCGGCGGAGTTCGGTGGGGGTCATTTGCCCCACTCCTCTGCGGCTGCTCGGATGCGCTCTTTCATTTGTTCAAATGCTGCTTTTTCGCCGGCCGCAAAATTGGTGGTTGTAGTCATTTTTGTTTCAGCAAAAAGCGCCCCGATATGGCATTCTTCGGCCATTCTCTTCGCAAACTCCCATACCGCTGCGCGCTCGCGTTCCTTAACCTGTTTATCATTCCAAAACACGTTGCCGCATACTGGATTCCCCTCATGTATGCCATCGCTCATTTCTTCTCTCCGTCCAGTGCGCGCAGGGCGCTGAACAAATTGGCCCAATCATCATATTCGAGCCTTTTGTTGCTGGCCGCTTGCCCCATACGTCGTGCCGCCTTGGTCACCGCCTGTTCCAGCTTCACCCGCTCGGCGACATCGGCGGGGGCGAGGGCGGACTGTATCGCATCTAGCAAATTTACATATGAATTGTTAGCCTGTTTCAATATCTCATTCTTCCGCCGCACCAGTTCACGCAGCGCGGCGTTCTCGGCTTCAAGCTCTGCAACATATTTGTGCGATACAGAATCCATCGCCAATGTTTCGTCGGTCATTCCATTTCCCCTTTCAGCGGTTCACACAATCCGATTTGCCCGAAGGCAGCCAAGCGCACAGCCTGGACAGCCCCGGGTTTCGTTCGAACAGGGCGCGGTCGGCCTCGCTCAAACCCGATTCTGTCAGATGCGAGTGATGGAATTCGTACCCGGCATGTGGTACCTTAAAGGCTGCCGCAAGCATGTTGGGTACATGGACCCGATGGCCGTAACCTTGAACGATTTCAGAGACATACCCGTTAGGATGCGTGATCACCGCACATTCATGGGGGGCACAGGCCAGCAGGGCGGCCAGCAGGGCGGCGGTCATGGCTCACTCCCTCTGGTCCGGTGGCGCTGGCCGCTTCGGCGTTCCCCTGCAAAGCTGCATCCATTTGTCCATCGGGTTGCCCTTCGCAGACGCAAAAACGTTGATCTCGGATATTCCGCACCGGCCGATAACCAAGGCGTGGCCCTCAGGGTATTCCAAGAACGGCTCGCGGCCGTTCGCTTCGCACCAATCACGGTATGTGCGGGAGACGTGGCCGAAATCGTAGCTCTCGCGAATCGTCTTGTTCTCGCGCGCCAGCGTAGTTCGGATGCACTCTTGCTCCGCCTTGGTCAATTCCCGATAGTAGGGGCCGAATGTCAGGCCGCCGATTCGATAGGTATATTCGGTCGAGAAGCCAGAACGGTGTTTCATAGCTCACTCTCCCCGTGCCGGATGAGTCCACGCCAATCCGAGCTTGCGTGCGCAATCAGGCCCAATCGGGTGCGCCCCGCAATCGCCAGAATCGGGCGTATAGTTGATTTCATCGGCCGGATGCAATACGTAGGCGCCGCGCGTTGAAGTCAAGGAATTTTGTCCGCATAGCTCACTCTCTCGCTTTTTCTGCGACTGTTTTGGCGCCAACATCGGGCAAATAAGACCATGCCACATTTGATACCTTGAAACGATTCCCAGTTAATGGCTGGCGTATGAAATCATTCTCCCTTTCAACACGTTTCAGGAAATACACATCGCGCATGGCGCTCTCGACATCAGGATATGTGCACCTTGAGTCTGGAACCGTCACGCCGACGAGCGGACCATCGATAAATGTCTTGTCGTGAAAGACTATGATTTTCATGGCCGGATTCGACGGTATAATATATGGGAATTATATACATGACTCCCTTTTCCACAGCTAAGCCTCATTTTCTTTCCTCGCCTTGGCCGCGCGCCGCTTACGCTTCTTCGCGGACTTCGATTTGGGCTTGGGGCGATAGGCGAGAACCACGTCAGTTATCGCGTCGAGGGCTTTGGGCGGCTTGGGACGTTTCATGGCTTTGCTGCCGCGTGCTTTTCCCACGCACGATCAAGCAGGGCTTTGTCTTCTGGCGTTAAAGGCTCATCGCGTTCGGCCAAGTCCGAATCTTGTGCACGTATTTCGGACAACTCGGCCCGAAGCCGCTGATTGTCCTCACGCACGGCCTCCAAGAGATTGCGAAGCTGGATGGTATCCTCAGCACGGCGCGCGTAAATCAGTACCTGGTTAGCTAGGGCGCTGTTTGCCGATTCCAGCTTTTGAACCCTGGCGAGAGCTTTTTCGAGCGCATCGCGGGTGCCTTCCAGCATCTCAGCAAGGCTGTCATTGTTCGGGATAATCATAGGACACCTTTCATGATCGCAGGCAAATCCAAGCACCTGCATGTTTGTCGCACCGCAGTCTGAGCAATAGCGTCTCATCATTGGATCAGTGCCTTGTAGGTCAGGCGCTTGCCCTTCGTGCCGCTCACAAAGCTTTCCAGCCGCTCCATGGTGTGACGCTTCACGTTGCCGTCATTCAGACGGAAGGCAAATTCGTCAACGTAGCGGCCAAGGTGCTTTTTGCTGGCGTGGTGATAGACGCCAATCAGGCCGCGCTTCATGACCGCGAACACGCTTTCAACGCCGTTGGTGGTCACGCTATCGCGGACGTATTCGCCTTCGCTGTGGTTGACAGTTTCGTGGTTGAAGAACAGCCCGCCAAGGCCACGGTAAACGCCAGCTTCATCGGTGTGCAGCGTGGAACCGGCGGCGACGTGTTGGTGAATTTTGGTGTGCAGGGTCGCCATGTCGGCATCTTCAACCGCCATGGCTTTCATCTTGCCGCCGCGCTCGCGCATGGCGACAACGGCAGTCTTGCCGACCGTCCCGCGACCGGCTTTGAGCTTCTTGGACTCGTGCTTGTTCTTTTCGATGCCGCCGACATAGGTTTCGTCGATTTCGACGATGCCTTGCAGTTTGGTCAGGTCGTCGCCGCAGGCTTCGCGAAGGCGATGCAGGACGAACCAAGCCGACTTTTGCGTAATCCCGATTTCCTTCGCCAATTGCAGGCTGGAAATGCCCTTGCGGGCCGTGACCAGCAGATACATCGCGTAAATCCACTTGTGCAGCGGGACATGGCTGCGCTCGAAAATGGTTCCCGTCCGCACCGTAAAATCCTCTTTGCACTGGTTGCAGCGGAAGTAGCCGCCCGCCCGCGCCGTGATCCGCTCGCCAAGGCCACAGACCGGGCACTTGGGGCCTTCCGGCCACAGACGCCCCTCCAAATAGACCCGCGCCGTCTCTTGATCCGGGAACATCGCGAACAACTCAAAGGTGGAAATCGTGGACTTACTCATGACCCATATCCCTCGTTTCTATGGGCAAAATCTAGTCAAAAATGGCGAGGGAGTCAAGTATATAATTCCCTAATATATGGAAGTGTTGTCATGGTTATTCTCCCTGTGCTTGGTGGGTCCACCCCAATCCGAGCTTGCGTGCGCAATCAGGCCCAATCGGGTGCGCCCCGCAATCGCCAGCGTCGGGCTTGTAATTGGCTTCGTCGGCCGGGTGCAGCACGTAAGCGCCGCCGCCGATCAAGTGGACCATGCGATAAGGCGTGCCCGGCCTGATGTCGCGCTGGCACCGGCAGCAAAATATATTCGTTTTCGGCTGATGCCGCGCGTTGAAGTCAAGGAATTTCGTCCGCATAGCTCACTCTCCCCGTGCCTTGGCGATGGCTGGCAGTTCCCGGACGATATTGTGTCGGGTGAAAGTCATCTTCGGCCTCCTTGGTTGATTGTCACAATATAGCGACCGGCGGGGCAGGAGTCAATAAGGAAGATATTCATGGCGAAGAAAAAAGCGCTTTCTCGGAAGCCTGAAGAATCTGATCTCGGGCCACCAGAACCTACAGCCAGGCTTGAACGCATTATTGACCAAGCTGCGGCATTTCCCCGTGTCCGGAGACGGATTGAGAATGTGTTGGATTACTACAAGGCGAGCGATCGGATATCGGCGGACCAACACAAGGCAGGAATGACATTCAGACGGTTATGGATTCTCGCGAATCAGCTACCGAAAATCATTAGTCGATACGATCGAATTGGACATGGAATTGAGGTACTTTGTGAACGGCAGGTCGAGGCAAAAGGCGAGATAGACAATATTTTACGCAAAATGACCGTTGAATGTCGTGATATCACGGTAACTGTATGTGGGTTGGATACACCTGCCGGGCGGGGAAAGATGGATTATCTTCGAGCCGGGCTGGACATAATAGGTAACTACAAACCGCTTGCGTGAATAAACGGGATATGGTAAAGACGATGGACCATCAGAAATTATGTCCATGGGAAACCGTCAAACCAAGCCCGGTGTTGATTGGGAATTGATCCGGCAGAGAATCGCGGCCGGCGAGAGCCTGAGAGAGATCAGCAAAACGGCCGGATGTTCTCATGTGGCAATCAGCCGGAGAGCCAGGCGGGAGGGATGGGCGGTAATCCCGGCGGCAGCACATTGGGACAAGCGGATTCGGAAAACCGGAACGGCTCGTAAATTGGCCGCTGCCGAACAAGGCAAACCAGGCGCCGGCTATTTGAAGCGGTACGGTTTGAGAACCCCCGAAAACATTTCGATAATCCTAGAACAATGCAAGCTGGGCGCATCCGAGCGAGTGATAGCGGCTAAAATCGGCATGAGTCTAGGCGGATATCAGGCATGGGTCGAATCCGATGCCGAACTCAGAACCCAGATCGAAGATGCTCAGGCAGACTTTGCATGTCGTCACCTCGATAGCGTCTCAAAAGCCGGATACAGAGGTGATTGGAAGGCTTCAGAGGCTATCCTGAAAAGGCATAAATTGACGCGCGAAGACTGGAGCGATGGTCAGGGTAAGGTTGCCGCCCAACTTGCAGTCCAGATCAACATTGGCCGAGCTTCTCCTGACGAACAGCCGCAAGTCATTGAGATATCTGGTAAAACGGCGGATTAGCCCGTGCCTGCTTTCCATAATGCATCTTATCCGGTCGTGGTTAATAGGCCGTACACGAATGAAAGTGCGGTAATCTGATACCGACCTTTGGTGTCTGGCCGCCGTCGCGCCCGCGCGGCTTCGGCCTCATTCACACCCCCGTTTCGGTTTCCGAATTCGCTTACCTCCGTTCTAAAAACAAAATCCGCGTGGGTTCCCGGCTACCTGCGGTTGTGATTTTCGCCCGTTTCTGGTCCTGTTCCGGACTTCGGTGCCAGAAATCCCGTGCTGACACCAGTTTCGCGCTACTTCTGATAGAAGGATGATGTCGGTGACCCTATTGTTGTGCGCCGCTGCTCTATTAGGAATGTGGTGGCTTGGGGTTTACGGGCTTATTCTGTTCGGGCAGATTACATTGCCGCTTCACCGTTATTTTAGTGTTCGGGCCGGAGGTCCCTCTTGGGGGGTAGATGAACAGTTTTCCAGGAAGATGACCGGGCTTGGGGCGATTCTGGCGGCGTGTGTTGCCATACCGGGAGCGACTATTATTTTTCTGCTGGGGCCATGATGCCTGAACCGAAGGAGATCAACATTAACGCCTTTGTCGGGGCATCTCCTTCCGGTACGTTCAGCCTTGTAATACAGTTGGATGGATTCAGGGATCATGAACTGGCCACCAGATGCGGCGAAGCTCTCCTGGGGCTGATCTACGAGAATCTGAGACAGAACGCCCCTACCACTGAGGTCGAGCAATGAACGGTTCCCAGAGCCGATCCAAGCGACAAAAGGTCGAGAAGGTCATGGGGGAGTACAAGCGGGGTGAGCTTCACTCCGGCAAGAAGGGCCCCGTGGTCAAATCCAGGAGTCAGGCCGTAGCGATTGCGATGTCCGAGGCGGGTATCGGAAAGAAAGGATGATTGGCAATGTACGCCGGCATGAGATTTGGCATCAGGGCGGTTTTAAGAAATGGGACGACCATTGAATTCGGCTGGTCTGACAGTGAGGATGTCGTTCGTATTCTTTTCGGAAAATTCAGGTCAGCATTATTGGAATCGGATGATCGGCGTTTGGGGAGGCCAATTTGGCATCCTGATAGCATTGATGTGTTTCTGGACTTGAGCGAGATTGCTGGCGCATCAATCGTTTCCAGAGTTTATTGAGGCCAGATGAAGAAGAAATGACCCCGTGAAGCCCTGCAAGCACAAATACGACCGAAAACTCCTCAGGGAACACGAGTATATGTGGGATAATTTCAGTGATCCATCAAAGTACATCCCTGGAATGTTGTATTACAGGCCGTGTCGGCTATGTGGAGACCGGAAGCTGGTCAAGTGGGTTGCTGATTGATTGTTCTCGATTACACCCCGCAACCAAGACAGAAACTGCTCCATGAAACTCCGGCGACGTTCATACTCTACGGCGGTGCTGCCGGGGGGGCGAAAAGCCACGGACTGCGCTGGGATTTGTACGGTTGGTGTCTGACAGTTCCAGGTATCGACTGCTTCCTTTTCCGCAAAACACTTCCTGAGCTTGAGGCGAATCACATCCGCAAGATGCGTGCGGAGATTCCCGGCTCCATTGCCACCTACAACGAGTCCCGCAAGAGACTAGAATTCCTGAACGGTTCCGGTCTGAATATGTGTTTCTGCGAAACCGACGATGATGTCGTGAAGTACCAGGGCTCGGAAATGCATGTCTTCGCTTTTGACGAGGCTGCTCTTGCGAAACCCGATCACCTGGCCTTCCTGCTGACCCGTAATCGACTCGGGGGATTCCAGGAGCGAATCCCGCCGCAATATCGCCATCTTCTGCCGAGGGCCGTGTTTTCCTCCAACCCCGGAGGCCCGGCGCACAACTTCCTGAAAGAGAACTTCATCGACCCCGCTCCGGCGGAGACGGTCTTTCTCCATCCCCTGTACAGGCGGAAGACCATCTTCATCCCGTCCTCGATGAAGGACAACAAGTACCTCGATACCGGGTATGAAAACCAGTTCGTCGGGCTGCCCGAGGAACGGAGAAAAGCTCTCGTCGAGGGAGATTGGGATGCCATTGTCGGACAGGCTCTTCCGATAGACCGTTCCGTCCACATGATTGGTCCATTCAAACCTCCACCCCATTGGACGAAGTTCATGGCGATGGATTGGGGTACGGCGAGGCCGTTTTCCGTTGGCTGGTACTGCGTCTCGGAGGGGACCGAGGTCGAGTGGAAGATCGGGAATTGGGGGAAGAGATATCTCCCCGCGGGGTCAGTGATTCGGTATCGGGAATGGTATGGCTGGAACGGCAAAGCCAACCACGGTTGTCGGATGGAATCCCCGGCAGTAGCGAAGAAGATTCTCGAAATCGAAAACGGGGAAAACATCGATTACCGTATTGCTGATGGTGCGATGTGGGCCAAAACAGACGGCCCCTCTCCGGCTGAGAGAATGCTTGAAGCTACAGATGGCAGACTGGCCCTTCGCTCCACAGGGGCCAAGGACCGCAAGATGATGTACGCCGAATGCATTGCGAGACTCATGGGGCAGGACGGCCATCCGATGTTCTTTGCGACATCTGATTGTAAGCATTTCTGGAGAACGGTTCCAGTATTGATTACAGACGAAATAGACCCCGACAAAGGGCCGGATACAAAGATGGAGGACCACGTATACGATGAATGGTCCTATGCTATGCGTTCTCGTCCCTTCATTCAGACGAAGGACGACAGATGGTATCAAGAGAACTACGAAGATTTGAAAAATCTTAAGCCGATTGATCCGTATGCAACATAATCCTACCGTCTATATTACCGAACATATCAATTCCAAGGTAGTTGGTTCGGCCTTTGCGGAAGGCTGCGGGGGCCGGATAGCCTCACCCGTTCGGCTTCTTGATGGGCCGGCAGTCGTATATGGAATCCTTAGAGGATGCGGCGACATCATACGCCAAGCCGAGTGGGTGGGGCGGGATTTCTTCCATATTGACCTCGGGTATTTCAAACGGGGTCACTATGAGGGTTACTACAGAGTTACGCAGAACGCCTTCCAAGCCGATCTTGACGATGTTCTCGTAAGACCAGACAGGTGGGAAACCCTAAAAATCCCCCTTCGTCCATGGAAAAGGACGGGACGGAACGTAGTCGTATGTCCGATGACGGGAGCCGTGGGCGATTTTCTCAACATCAATACGAGAAAATGGATCGAAACCGTTACCGACGAATTGAGGAAGTATACCGAACGCCCAATAATCGTGAAGCCTAAGGGCGATGTCGATATATCCGAGATGTTTGAGGACGCGTGGTGTGTTGTCACACACTCATCGAATGCTGCCGTGGATGCGGTTTTAGCCGGAGTCCCCGTCGTGACCCTGGGGGATTCGGCCTGCGAACAGATTTCTTGGGGTTTAAGTGATATCGAATCTCCATTCTGGCCTGAACGGGACTGGTGGTGCCATAAACTCGCCTATCATCAGTTTACTCTTGATGAATTCCGTAACGGCGTGGCATGGAAAATCCTTCAGGAACACGATGTTTGAAGTCATCACCATCGAAGGAATCCAGTATCCGAATCACTCTGATGCTCAGAGATGGTATGACCAGCTTCAATATCTGAAAATCGGCCTTTCATACGTCAAGAATTTCGACCTCGCCATTGATGGTGGAGCGTTTGTCGGGGCATGGACGCGGGAAATGGCGAAAAGATTCAAGAAGGTTGTTGCTTTCGAGCCCGACCCGCAGAATTTCGAGCTTCTGAAGCGAAATACGAAGGAATTCGATAACGTTTTTCTTCACAACGCCGCTTTGGGCGACCAGAACACGAAAATCGGCCTTGACGGCAAGGTTCCGTGTTCAAGATACATCATTCCGGAGGGCGAAATCCAAATGCTAAGACTGGATTCGCTCAATCTTGCCCCAACATTCGTGAAATTCGACCTTGAGGGCACTGAAATCTTCGCTCTCCGTGGAGCAGAACAGACCCTGAAGGCATATAAGCCAGTTGTTCAGATGGAATACAAGGACAGGGTGTGGGATCGATACAATTCCGGTGATCCGGAAAGGCTTTTGAAATCATGGGGCTGGAAATTCCAGGAAAAGGCCCACGTTGACCGTATCTACACATGGACCTGATCGAACAGTACCGGATGATGCATGAAGCCGGGAAGTTTCCCGGTTTTTCCTGTCTCCCTCATCTGAATGAGATCGGTCTTGCGATCATGCGATCGAGATCGAAGACGCTTCTGGACTATGGCTCAGGTGACGGGCAGCAGTACTCTCTTGCCAAGCTCGACAAACGCTGGGGTGTTGAGGTCACCTGTTACGATCCAGCGGTGAAGAAATTCGAGACGAAACCATTTCGGAAATTCGATTTCGTTCTCTGCTGTGACGTTCTTGAACACATTCCGGAAGAGGGCATTGGCCCGGTTCTCGGGGATGTCTTCTGGCACGCCGGGAAATATGTCTTTTTGACCATATCGACCAGGGAAGCGAGGAAAACGCTTCCCGATGGAAGAAACTGCCATTTGACGGTGAAGCCGATTGAATGGTGGCTACAGCAGATCGGCCCAAGACAGGTGCCCTACGATGTCGTTTTCGATGAAAAGAATTCTATGTCTTCTCGGGCTTCATGACGACCAGGTTACGTGGTTCGGCCGGAGAAAGGTCGGACAAAACGAATACGTCCTCTCGGTTCATGTCTGCCGTGTGTGCGGAAGAAGAAAGAATGTAACGAATGATCACCGATAAGATTGACAACATCACCAGTATCGGCCCGGAATTCCGGGCTTCTTTTTTGCCCGCCCCGAAAAGCGTCAAGATCGAACTGACGGGACGCTGTAACTACCGATGTGGATTCTGCGCTCTTCGCACCCGTACCGTACAGCCGAAATCAGACATGGATTGGGATTTGTACACCCGTCTGGTTCTGGAAATGCGACAGGCGGATGTCGAGGAACTCGGGATGTTCTATCTCGGCGAATCCTTTCTTTTCGATTGGCTCCCAGAGGCAATCCGGTTCGCCAAGTCGGCGGGATTCCCATATGTCTTCCTGACCACGAACGGTTCCTGTGCGACCCCGGAAATGGTCGAAGCCTGCATGGCCGCCGGGCTGGACTCCCTGAAATTCTCAATGAACAACGCCGATGAAGCACAATTCACGAAAGTCGCCGGGGTGAAGGCGAAACTGTGGGCCGATGCGATAGCAAATCTTCATGCAGCCCGTAAAATACGCGATCAGGGCCCATACGATTGCGGGTTATACGCTTCTTCGATCCGGTACGACGGCGAACAGCAGGAGAAAATGGAGGCGTTCCTTGAACGGGACGTAATCCCTTATGTGGATGAGCATTACTGGCTACCCCTTTATTCTATGGGCTCTCTGGCTGCACGGCGTGAGAAAGAGCTTGGATACCGTCCGATTGCCGGAAACCAGGGGAGACTCGGCAATCTCAGGGAGCCGCTGCCGTGCTGGTCCGCCTTTACCGAGGGACATATCACTGCCTCGGGAAAACTCAGCGCGTGTTGTTTCGATGCCGACGAACGTTGGGCGATGGCTGATCTCACGGAAGTTGGGTTCATGGACGGATGGAATTCCGAATCCTTCCAACGATTACGGGCCGCTCACTTGAAAAAGGATGTCTTCGGAACGCCGTGTGAGGAATGCGTCGCATATGCCTGATTGGGGGCGCATCGAAAATCAATACGGCGTTGATTTCGTGGCCTATCTGAAGAGTATTGGTTATCCGGATGATCCTGTAACCAAAGAACTGTCCGAGAATGACGGATATCCAGGAATTGAAATAATCCACAGTGCGTGGAAGGCATGGAATGAAGGATTTCGTTGCTATGCCTAGCGAACAAGCAATAACCGGGATGATTTTATTGTTATGCCTTTATCTCCCGCTTCTAATCTGGCTCGCTTTCGTAATCATAAAAGATAATGGGCTCATATGTCGTCTGATTGATCATAAGACGGTGTATTTCTGTTCTGGTTGGGTTCGATGCGACAGATGTTTTAAATGGTTTAATCAATGAAAGTCTTTGTTGGCTATGACGCCCGCGAACCGGAAGCTTACAAGGTCTGCGTTCGCTCGCTCCTGAAACATTCATCTATTGATCTTGATATTATACCACTTCTGGACGCCGACCTAAGGGCGAAGAATTTATACCGGCGACAATACAAGCAACTCGCCGTGGGCCCGAGATATGATTTTCTTGATGGCAAGCCGTTTTCTACGGATTTTGCGTTCACCCGTTTCCTTGTTCCATCCCTGTGCGATTTTGGACCGGCGGTTTTCTGCGATGCGGATTTCCTGTGGCGCGGCGATATCAATAGCCTCTTGGATCATTTCGACAATTCCAAGGCTGTGCTGGTTGTCCAACACGACCACAAGCCGGACGAATCCGAGAAGATGGATCACATGATCCAGGAATCGTACCCGAGAAAGAACTGGTCAAGCCTGATCCTGTGGAACTGCTCGCACTATGCTTGCCGGGCATTGACGCCAGAGTATGTGAATACAAAACCAGGCTCGGACCTTCATGGGTTCAAATGGGTTGACGACGATCATATCGGGTCGCTCCCCGTTGAGTGGAATTATCTTGTCGGCTGGAACACGAAGGAACAATGCGAACATCCTTCCGCCGTTCATTTCACGAACGGTATCCCGACGATGCCGGGTTGGTGGAATCAGGAATATGCCTCGGAATGGCTGAGCACATTGAGAGAAATCCAGTGAGACGCTGCATAACCAGTTTCTCACAAGCAGGATACGCAGAATATGGCAAGAGATTTCTCCAGTCCTATGTGGGGCACTGGCCTATTCCAATTACGGTATTCTATGAGCACAAGAAGCCGGATTTCGAGCATGAAAAAGTCTCCTATATCGACTTGATGGCTGATGAAGACCTGATCTTCTTTCTCATAGATCATGAATGGGAATCCGCAGCGAACGGAATTCAATGGGACGATTCCGGTAAACCCTTTGCTAACTATCGCTATCAGGCGTGCAAGTTCGCCAGAAAAATCTACGCGCTTACATCTCCGCGCATGGAAGATTCCGATTGGCTGATCTGGCTGGACGCCGATATCGAAACCCACAAGGACATCGACGACAGATTCTTTGCAGAAACCTGCAAGAAAGAATTCGTCGCCTCTTATCTCGGGCGGGCGGATTGGCACCATTCCGAATGTGGGTTCGTCGCCTACAATATAAACAAGCGTGGCGACGATTTCCTGGCCCGCATGAGGGATATCTACAATTCCGGGGAACTGTTCGATCTGGACGAATGGCATGATTCGTTCGTTTTCGATCATGTCAGGAAGAAATGCGAGGAAAGCGGATTGAAATTCCTCAACCTGTCCGCCGGGGTGCCGGGGAATCATGTCTGGCCGAATACGATCCTCGGCGAATACATGAGTCATAACAAAGGCCCAGAACTGAAGGAACGAGCCTATAAATGAGCCGTTATATCCAACTTCATGCATTGATCGACCATCACAAGCCGCAGACGTTCGTTGAGATCGGTACTTGGAACGGGATGCGAGCACTTGAGCTTTCCAAGTCCCTTCTCAAGCACCATCAACAGGTCATGTATTATGGGTTCGACCTGTTCGAAGACGCTACGGAAGAAACCGATAAGGCAGAGTTGAACGTCAAGGCCCATTCCAGCTTGGAAGCGGTAACTGATCTGCTGTCCCAAGTAGGGCCGGGATTCAAATTCACCCTGATCAAAGGTAATACCCGCGAGACGCTTCCGAAATGGAAGTCGCAGCTTTCGCAGGCTGACATGGTGTTCATCGACGGCGGGCACTCAGTCGAAACCATCGCGTCGGACTATGAGAATGTGAGGGGGGCGAAGGTCGTCATTTTCGACGACTATTATGTCCCTGATGACAAGGGGAGATGTCAGGACACGGAAAAACACGGCTGCAACAAGCTCCTTGAAAACGTACCTCATACGATCCTGTCCGCGAAAGACCCGGTGAAGGGGGGCGGATTGGTGCAAATGGCCGTCAGTCCTCCGGAGGCGGCAAAGATACAGCTACAGCGGAACGTAGAGGTCAAGACCAAGAACTGCGTCCCGCATCCGGAGATACAGGCAAACATCCGATATTCGGTCGGATTGAAACCACCGTTGATGCCGAAGATGCCGGCCCACAAACACCTTGCCTTGATGTGCTCGGGCGGCCCTTCGCTGGAATGGTATCTCTACGAACTGGCGGAAAAACAGAAGGCCGGCGGGAAACTCGTATGTGTCAAGCACGCCCACGATCTTCTGCTGAAAAACAACATCGTGCCGGATTTCTGCATCCTTCTCGACCCGAGGGGACATGTGCAGGACTTCATTGATAACCCGCATCCCGAGGTTCATTACCTCGTGGCGTCGATGTGCCATCCGTCCACGTTCGACAAGCTGATCGAGAAAAAGGCGAAGCTGTGGACGTATCATGCTGCAGTAGGCGCCGATGAACAAAATCTGCTCAAGGAAATCGGTGGACAGGGGCTTCTTATCGGTGGCGGGTCTTCCTCTTGCACAAGAGGGATTTCCGTCATGTGGTCCATCGGATTCCGCAGATTCGAATTGTTTGGGTATGATTCGTCGTATGTCGAACCGCCAAATTTGTGGAATATGGAACCGGAAGAGCGCAACAAGTTTTGCAAGATCGCCATCAATGGGCGGGAATTTTATACGGACTTCGAGAAGCTCGCGGAAGTCCAGGATTACGAAAAACTCAGGAAACACGACATGGGCGGGGATTTCACCGTCCACGGCGGCGGTATGATCCCCCATGTCGAAAGGATTTTGACACAGAATGTCAATGATACCTTCAGACGCATCTTCGGCTGAGCTTGCGAACCTCGCCCAGAGTCTGCCCGAAGATGAACTGAAGAAAATTGCCGATCAGTGCATCCGTGAATTCGATGACGACGACGCAACCCGGAAGCCGTGGTTGCAGATGCACGCCGAGTGGATGAAGCTCTTTTATCAGGACGATAAGCCGAAAAATCCCCCGTGGCAGGGCGCTTCCAGTGAATCTCTACCCTTGCTTGCCGAGGCTTGTGTCCAGTTTCAGGCCCGCGCTTATCGCAACCTGTTCCCGAACGAACACGTCATCAAGGCGATGCCGGAGGGAGAGGTTACGAATGACAAAAAAGAACGCGCCAACAGGGTCGGGAAACACATAAGCTGGCAGCTTATGGTCCGCGACAAGCGGTACAAGTCCGACAAGGACGCCCTCCTGCTTTCCGTTCCCCTACATGGATCGTTTTTCACGAAGACCTATTACGATCCGTTTTTGGGGAGAAATCGTACCGATAACGTCAGGGCAGAGGATTTGGTTGTCCCCTACGGGGTCGGGCCGAGGGAACTGGAGGATATCGAACGTAAAACGCACATCATTTGGATGTCCGTCAACCAGACCCGGTCATTGAAAGCATCTGGATATTTTATTGAGGAAGGGAAACCCTATACGCTCGGTCAGAAAACGGAAACCCAGAAAGCAACCGAGAAACAGGAAGGATTGCAGGAATCCATCCTCCAGCAAGAACACCTGCCCTGCAAAATTCTTGAACAGCACCGCCTTCTCGACTTGGATGGGGACGGTCTGGCGGAGCCCTATATCGTAACGCTCGATTACGCCTCAAGGAAGATACTGAGAATCGCGATCCGGTATGAAACGGACGAAATGGGGAATCCTATCGGGGACAAGCGACCGATTGAATTCTTCGTCCATTATCCATTTATGCCGAATCCGGATGGGTTCTACGGGCTGGGATATGGGCATCTGCTTGGTAACATAAATATTGCCCTCAACAAGATGCTTCGTCAGACGGTTGATGCGGCCACGCTCGCGAATGTTGGGAATCATTCAGGATTCGTGAACCAGGCTGTCGGGGCCGGCAAGGGCGATATCGAATTCCATCTCGGGAAGTTCAAGACCATCCGGGGGACATCGGAAGACCTTTCCCGCTCGATATATCAGTTCAAATTCCCTGGTCCTAATGCTGCGCTGATCGAATTGATAGCCCTTCTGGACGGGAAGGGCCGTGGGCTGGCGTCAGTGCCAGAAGCCCTGACCGGACAGATGGACAAGGTTGTCCAGCCCACGACTGTTCTTGCTCTTATCGAGCAGGGTTTGCAGGTTTTCTCGACGGTCTATGAGCGGATCATCGAATCGTGGAAGCGCGAACTTGCCATTCACTATCGTTTGAACCGGAAGTACATGCCGAATTCGGAGTACTTCACGATCCAGGATATGGCGCAGGGACTCCAGAATCTGGCCATCGGAAAAGACGACTACAAGGATGACTTCCTCGTTACGCCTATCGTCGATCCGAAGATGGCGACCGAACAGCAGAGGCTTGCTAAGGCACAGGCCGAATGGCAGTTCGTTTCTACGAATCCCATTATCATGCAGAATCCAATTGCATTGTACCGGGCGTCGAAGCGTTATCTTGAAGCCATCGGCTCGACGGACATAGATGAGATTCTTCCCCCGATGGTCGCTGACACGCCGCCGAGGGTGGACGATCAGGGGATAGAGAACATGGGGGCGCTCCAACCGATTCCCATGATGTCCGATGTCTATATGGACCAGAACCACCTTGAGCATATCAAGAAGATCGACGAATTCCTGCAATCCCCGTATGCCGCACAGATCACGCCAATGGGCCTTCAGATTCTCATGGGGCATCGGCAGAAGCACGCCGCGTTCCTGTACGGCATGACGGAAACAAATCTGCCTTCCGTCATTGACGATAAGGCTCCGACTATCCCAAGTGCCCAGATGGCTCCGCTCCAATGATGGAAAAAGAGGAACGTCTGGCATGGGGGAACAGTTTCCCTACGAAGGATTTCCTGAGAGAGCTTACACAGAGATTCCAGCCCGGCGAGGAATGGGCGAGAACGTCGAACTTCGACCGGGTTAATATGCTCAGGGGGCAGAAAGAGGTTCTTGACTGGATTTTCGAGGAATATCTGAAATGAATTTCATGCAAGAACTAGCCAGGGCTACACAGAAAAAGCCGATTAATGAACAATATGGTATGGATTGGTTATCGAATTTGTCTCGCTATCGCATGGCCGAACGGCGCGGTAGAACGGCCAAAGGCAGGGAGCGCCACGTCGAAAATTATCCGTCGAACATGCCGGAAATTGCTGATGATATGGCGATGATGGGGCGTGGCGGCGACAACATGGTCGCCCACATGACCAAGGGTGAATTCAATATCCCCCGGAAGGTTCTCGACGAAAATCCGAATCTTCTTGGTGCTATCGCCAAGGCCATGACTCGTTCCGGTCTTGACTGGACGGAATTCGTCGCCGGCTCTCCGAACATGAAGCGAAATCCTGAAACCGGGGCCGGGGAATTTTATGTCGGCGAAGGTACATCCGGTGATGCGCCTGGAATCGATGCGAGCATTTCTGATACAGGCGCGTCTATCGGTGGTGCTCCTGGAATGGAGGGCATTTCTGATCCTGGCCAGACTGGCGCTCCAACGGGCGTATCTCCGGCTGAAGGTGGAGGTGGTATTGGCGGAAACATCAGTTTTTCGGAACAGGTGAACCAGGCGGTCCCAAGTCTTCTGGGCTATTCCATGTATAGCAAGGGGGCCGAACAAATTGGTTCGAGCATTAATGCCTTACTCGGCGCTCTTGGCATCGAAGGGAGCGCGCCGGCTGTTGGTTCTGCTGACCCGGGCGGGCATGGAATAGGGACGCTCGAAAATCTTTCCCCGGCCCAAAAAGAAACGCTTGAAGAAGTCATCAAGAAATATTCCCGCCCTGTGGAACTAGCTCAGCCCGGTTTTCTTGGTCTAGGAGCAGGAATGACGCCGCTCCAGCTTCGTTCGGCTATCGCAACATATGGAACCGAAGGCGAGGATTCAGCATTCGATGATCCTCTAACCAAATCTTACTACAAGAATCTTCTGCAGCGATCATTGATTTCCGATACCGGAGAACTCGGGGACTATTCCCAGATTCTCCCCATAGAGCATCGTTATCTACAGCAGGCGCTCGGGCTGAACTATCAGCCCACGACCCAAGGCCTTCTGGACGCCATCGCGGCGTCGTAATCGCGTCTGGCCGCTTCAGGCCCGTTAGACGCACTTTCCTCAAAGCACGGAGCTTACATGGCAATCGACCCTCTATTTGCGCGCGTACTCCTTCAGCGGGAAAAGCTGAAGACTTCTATTATCATTCCGGACATAGCGGCGAAGCGAAACGCCCCCTGTATCGGGACGGTCCTGAAGACCGGAGATACCTGTGAAGACAGGATCAAGGGACTTGTTGGAAAGAAAGTCCTTTTCGGCCAGCACGCCGGGACATGGATCAATGAGGACGGAACGGCCGTCGCCGATCCGCTGAAGGCCGAATTTTTCATGTGCATGGAAGAAGACCTACTTGGAGTCATCGAATGACCGAGCAGACAGCAGAACAGCAAACCGAAGTGAAAACGGAGCAGAAGCCGGGTACGGAATTCGTCGATTTCGCGGACCTTCCCCCGGAAGTAAGGGAAAAAGTCGAGCCGCGGTTCAAGCGTTTGTACTGGAACTTGAAAGAGCATGAACGCGCTCTTGTCGATATCGGTTCCCGGTACAAGGTGGTTGAAGACGAGCTTCTGAATCTCAAGCAGAATCACGTCAACCAGAAGACCGAAGACGAATTGACCGGGCTGAGACGCGAGAAGATCGCGGCTCTTGAACGGGCCGATTATGTCCGCGCCGCCGAACTGGACGAGAAGATTTTCGAAATCAAGGCTCAACCAAAAAAAGCCGAGGTCAAGCAGCCGGAAACTACCGAAGCCCAGCTTGGCCCCACTGAAATGGCGGCCTATCAGATGTGGTCCGGCCAGACGGATCAGAATGGGAATCTCATGCGTCCGTGGACGCAGAAGACGCACCCGCTGTTCTCGAAGGCAATGGCTGAGGTTCATGCCGTAGGGGCGGACCCGAGATTTTCCGGCGAACCTGTTGAAAAAATTCTACAGGAAATCGATCGCCGCATGGGGATAACCGGGCGCCCGGCCGCGCAACAGGTTCTTGGCGCCTCGCAGACACGTCAGGTGGACAAGAAAATTGCATTGTCCGAAGACGAAAAGCGGGTTGCCCGCAGACTTTACCGCCTCTCCGGCATCGTGAAAAACGACGATGAGGCATTTGACCGCTATCTGAAAGCAAAGGGGACAAAGTAATGACCGAGACAAAGAAAAATGGCCGTCCTTCGTGGAAGCCGGCCTCGATGCTCGATGTCGTCAGGAAAGTCCCTGGCTTTCGTTACCGCTGGGTATCAAAGGACCCGGCGAACATGGACAAGAAGCAGCGTGAAGGATGGGCTCACGTCAATCAGATGACGGGGCTCGAAGGAGAGCATATCGCACCCGGAAATGCAGCAGATGGCAAACCGCTTACGTCCCTGAAGGAATACCGCGATCTTACTCTGATGGCGATGCCGGAAGAGATGGCACAGGAACGCGACAGGTATTTCCAGGAGAAAACCCTTGCCCAGACTGCGGGTCTGAAAAAGCGCGCGGAAGAAGCCAACGAGGACAACGCGCGCAAATACGGAGCCGACCCAACGGGGGTAAGGGGGAAAATCGTCATCGAATAACCCCAGGAGAAGAAAATGGCTACTTCCGGTAGTCGTCGCCGGGGATTCGTGCCTTGCCGTCACCTTTCCGGGAGCAAGACTTTCCGCACGAATCTTTACCCGGTGAGCGCCGATAACGCAGCCGTGTGGCCCGGTGATCCGGTCTGCATGGTCGGCGGTCGCGCCGCTCGCTATACCACGGCTCAGGGTGTCAACTATCTTGGTATCATCAAGGCTTGTTACGATACCAACAAGAAGCCCCTGACCTTCAACCAGCCCACTCGCGGCCCGTACCTGATTGCTTCGCAGGGCGGTTATGTCGAGGTCTACGACGATCCCGACATCACCTATCTGGTGGAGTACAACGGCACGGCTGCGGACACCACGCCCGGCCAGGTGGCGGAGATCGAGCTTACTGCGGGTTCTACCGCCGTAGGCCAGTCCCGTGTCTTCATCGCGGCCGTTACCGCGAATTCAGGCGTGACCGCTGCCGCCGTGGGCAAGCCGTTCCGCGTCATCGGACTCGGTCCGAACGAACTGGACGAGGCCGGCGGCACCGGCAACGATCTTGAGGTCGTGGCTCGAAACCACGTCTTCAAGAAGGCCACGTAAGGAGGGCTGAGCAATGACTGTATCCACTGGCAATTTTGCCGAACTGCTCTGGCCCGGCATCAAGGACCTGTTCGGTCAGGCTTACGAGCGTTGGGAGACGAAGTACACGCAGTTCTGCGACATCATGGAATCGGACAAGGCGTTCGAGAAGCTCCAGGGTGTCACCGGCCTGCCGCTGGCTTCGATCAAGACCCAGGGCAACCAGATTCCGTTTGTCGATCCCATGCAGGGGTTGCAGAAGGAATTCGTGAACGTCACCTACGCCATCGGTTCCGGTGTTACCCGCGAAATGTACGAGGACGATCAGTACAACTACATCAACTCGATCCCCTCGATGATCGCGGAGAGCGTCCGGCAGACCGAAGAGACTGTGGCGACGAATGTGCTGAACAACGGCTTTTCCACCGCTACGGCGGCGGATGGCCTCAGCGTGTTCAACGCAAGCCATGTTCTTGTCGCAGGCGGGACGTATCGCAATCAGCCTTCGACGGCCGCCGATCTCACGCAGACCTCGCTTGAGCAGGCGTTCATCGACATCTCGGACTACACCGACGACCAAGGCCTGAAGATCAACATCATGCCCAAGGTTCTCATCGTTCCGACCGCGTTGCAGTTCGTCGCGGAGAAAATCCTCAATACTGAGTATGAGGTCGATACCGCGAACAATACGGTCAATCCGATGAAGGGCCGGTTGCCGCTCGTTGTCACCCCGTTCCTGACCGATACCGACGCATGGTTCATCAAGACCTCGTCCCGCAACGGGATGGTCTTCTTCAACCGGCGCTCGGCCGATCTGGAGCGCGACAACGACTTCAACACCCAGAACCTCTTGTTCGCCGGCACCCGCCGTTTCTCGGTTGGCGTCGCCGACGCGCATGGTCTTTACGGTTCGCAGGGCGCGTAAGAGCACTCACCGGGGGAGGCTTCGGCCTCCCCCTTCTTCTCAAGTCACTGACTGACCGTTGAACACGGCAGACGGAACCCATAAGGAGTCCGACAGATGACCACTTTCCGTGGCCCGCTCTACGTGCGGGCAAAGGCAGATAACGGTATCCCCGCGCAGAGCGACAAGGGCACCGTCATTCTCGAACAGATGGTGTCGCTGGCCGCAGATACCTCGGGGGCATCCTCGATTGTCCTGCCGGCGAATTCCCGCATCGTGGATATGAATGTCGTCGTCATCACCCCGGCGACGCTCAATACCCAGGGCATTCTTGTCCGCGTCGGTACCACGAGCGATGCGATCAAGTTCGCCAACATCAAGACATCGGCCTCAAATATCTATCGCTGCGGTTACGCCCCTAACCTCACGGCCGGTTCCGTGGCGGCATGGCACAACATCGGGACGGGCTCTCAGCGGCTTTATATCGATGTAACCGCCGCCGCCTCGGCTGCCGAAACCGCCGAATTCACCGGCCTGCTCTCCATCCAGTACGTATTGAGGTAAGTCATGGCCCGCACTACGACAGTCAGTGCGAAGGGCAGCGCCGGAACTCAATCTGCCTGGATTCCGCTTGACCAGCATATCTCCCCGTTCAACGTGGGATTTGGCGTTGTCAAGTCGGGAACCGGGGACATCACCTATTCGGTCCAGCATACCTTCAACGACGTGCTGGCCGGAGAAACGGCGACGGCCTTCGATCACTCTTCCGTTTCCGGGGCTACGGGCTCCGTGGACGGAAACTACGCCTATCCGGTCAAGGCCGTCCGCCTCAACATCACGGCGGCTTCCGGGGCGTCGTCCCTTCAGTTCTACGTGATCCAGGCCGGGATCACGCAATGAGTATCCTGGATTGGTTCCGGCCGAAACCAGAGGTCGAGGTTCCGAAGGAGATTCCTCGGATCGGAGTCAAGGGCAAGGAGATTTCGTTCGGGTCCAAGCCGAAGAAGAAACGGGCCGAAATGCGTTCCGCGCGAATCCGGGTCAAACTGTCGGAACTGGAAAGCGAGGGACGGTCGGATTCTCCCGAAGCCGAGAAACTCAGGAAGGAACTCAAGTTCCTGTCCGCATTCACGGGGTAAGACATGGCTTGGGTAGTCTATCCGAACTGGATCAAACTCCAGCACAACGGCTCGGCCGTTGATCTGGACCTTGCCAGCAATCTGGCGATGTTCTTCCTGACATCCGCCTACACACCGAACAACGGTGACGGGACTTGGGTCAATGTCACGGCGGCTATGGTGGCCTCGGGAGCTTCTTATGCCCCTAACGTCGGGAAATCCATTACTTCGCCGACGATCACGCTTGCCACCACGCAGGGCGTTACGACTTTTGACTGCGCTGACGTGACTGTAACGGCGGATGCCGGTGGATTCACGAACGCCCGATACGCCATTATTGGAGTCTCTGCCGCAACCACGGCCAATCGACGATTGATCTGCTATGCGGATTTGGGTGCCGACAAGACCATCGTGGGCGGTGATCTTGTCATTCAGATGGCAGCCTCCGGCGTGTTCGAGGTCAGTTGATGGCTAATTCTTTCAAGATCGTCTATTCGGCGGTCGTTAATTGCTCCGTACAGGGATTGCATAACCAGGTATCCACCGCTGCGCAGGGATGGCAATCGACCGTTCAGGATAATGCTACGGCTGCGGGTGGGTTTCAAGACGCCCTAGTCATGCCGACAATCTCGTTCAATGCGACGGCGGCACCGGCCAATTCCAAAGCCGCTTTCATCTATGCCTATGCAGGCGTATCAGCGGATAATCTGACCAATCCAGCTACTGGTACGGAAGGTACGTTGAACGTGGTTGATTTTACGTCCAATGCGCTTGCCATGAGACTCATTGGAACAATTCCGTATACAACCCAAGGGGAAACGGTTGAGGGCGGACCATTTTCGGTGGCACAGGGATTCGGTGGTATTCTTCCACCCTATTGGGGGATTTTCATTCTTAATCATTCCGGCGCTCAGGTTTCCGCCGCCGGCAGTTCCGTCAAATACGTCTATGTGCATGTGACGGCGGCTTGATGTGGCCGCGCTCCTGAACCCCCAACGCTGGCTGACGAAGCCGAGCTATCCGGTCGAAGCCAACGAAGCGCACTGGTTTGCACAGCAATGCAGTCTGATCATGCCGATGTGGCAGGACCACGGGCTGATCAATGTTGGGCGCCGCCGGGATATCGTGCCGGCGTTCAGTGGCAATTCACGGATGTCGGTCGATGCATTCGACCAGCACTACAACATCGCGACCCTTGGCGACTACATCGATTGCGGCGCCGTTACACCGCTTCAAGTCAATAGTTTTACGCTTCTCTGTGTTGTCCGCCCCGGCACCATCGCGGCCATCACGACCGTTGCGCAATCGAACTTCACGGCTGGCGCGGCGAGTGACAGTGGGATGCAATTCCGTCTCAGCGCTCTAGGGAAAGTTGACCTCATCAAGGACAACGTCGCTGCGATCTATGGCGGCACTCGGGCCCTGACCACGACAAAGGCGCACGCCGTCGGGCTTTCGTACAATTCATCCACGGGGCTTTGCAGCGTCGCCATCGATGGCACCCCGGATGGTACAGCGACATCAGCCCAGACCTTCACGCACAACAAGTTTGTGCTCGGCCGGAAGCGCGGGAACGATCTTACGGAGACACAACTTCACCGCGATTATCTGTTCGCCCACGCTGGTTATATCGCGACGATGGCCGAACTCTGCAATCTGACCGCCGAGCCCTACGCCATCCTGCGCCCGCGCCGGTCGATGCTATACTTTCCTGTATCTGTTGCCGGTGGCGGGGAAACCGTCCAGATCGGCAAGGGAACGATCTCCTATGCCGAGAAAATTCCTCAATCCAATGTATTCTATCTTATCGGCCGGACGGCCATTCAGTATACCGGAAAGGCTACCGCAACAAGATTGATCACATCGGTCGCTCGTGGGGCGGTAAATTACAATGAAAAGACCCTGAAGGCGAATTCCTATTCCGCCGTCGGCAAGGGTTCGGCGGCGTATTCCGGCAAGGCCACAAACGCACGGTCCTTCATCGAGATAGCGAAGGATACAATTATCTATGCCGGAAAGGCGGTAACGACTCTCGGACAATCCATCGTCAACATCGCCACCGGGGCGATAAACTACACCGGAAAAGCCATTGCCACCGGAGCCACGGCCATATTCTCGGTATGGCTTGGCCGTTCGGTGGCTCGTATCACTGCATCTCTGAGATCGGGAGTCGGAAGGAGCGGCATGTCAACCGTGTCGAACGAGGAAGATGTCAATCCGTAACACTCACGCGGTCGGCGACTATTTGATGGTGTCCGACGAAAGCGGATTCACGCATTACGCCTCGGAGATGGTCCGGACATGGGACGGCAGATGGGTTCACAAGGACGAATGGGAGCCCAGACATCCGCAGGATTTCGTCCGCGCCAAGAACGACCCTGTTTCCCTTCAGATCGTCCGTCCGAATCAGACCGTTTCGGCCGTCCCGACAAGCGCGGAAAGCATCGTCGGGCTTCTGACCGTGGGCGAGACGGGGATTCAGACCGTCTACGGTCCAGCAACGCATATCTTCGACCCCGATGATCTCTGGCATCAGCTTCTCTCGCCAATAGGAATCGGGGACATGGAAATCGGAACAACTTTCATCGTGTCATGACAGCACAAACGCGCGCCGTCAACAAAGCCGTCTTCGAACAGGGGGACAGACCCCAAGGCTCGAATTATGTCGATTTGATCGATTCGTTCCTGTCATTGCAGGATACGACCGCCCAGACGATGAATTCCGATCTCACCGCACAGGTTATTACCGCGACTGAAGTTTCGGCCGGAACCGTGAATGCAGCTACCGTCTCGGTTTCCGCCCTTACTGTCACGGTGACAACGACTGTCGCCGCGTCCGGTGGAGTCGGCGGAGCGGTTCCAACATCCGCAGACGGGTTTTTCCCGATCACGGTTGGGGGGAATATCCGTTACGTTCCGTTCTTCAAAGTCAAATAAATGGCCCTGACAGACCTCCGCCAGACCTCAATTCAGATCGTCAACCGGGTGCAGAGAAAGCTTGGGGTCAATGCGACTGCCTCGCTTGCCTCCACAAAACATTCCATCGTCCTGACCGATCTTCTGAACGAGGTTGTTTCAGACCTGTCCGATGCCGGCGAATGGCAGGAAATGATTCGCGAGGTCAATGTCACTGCTGCGACCTCGACAATCACCTATTCCGTCGAGACATCCGCCGTCGTTCATCATATCTCGGAAATTGCCTTTGATACCGACGTATCTCCCCTGAGTGTCGTGGATGTCGAGGAAATCCGTCGCCTCAATCGTCTTTCCGGGACCGGGAGGCCGAGACACTTTTCCCCGTTTGGAACCGATTCGGTTGGGAACCCGCAAATCCGCGTCCATCCACAGCCCGGCTCGAATGAAAATGGGAAACTCCTGAAAATACTCTACTACCAGAAGCCACGTCTCTACACGACCTCGGACGATTCCATTTCCATCCCGTTCCCTGCCGATGTCGTTTTCCAGGGTTTGTATGCAAAGGCCCTTTTGGAAGAAAACGGGGGCGAACAAACCAGACAATACCAGACTGCCTATGCTGAATATGAACGGATGAAGCAGGAGGCGATAAACCGCTTCACCACGGACACCGGGACCGACATGAACATCGTTCCGATGGGCGGGCGTGGATGAGCCGGCGAGAGGTCGTCTATCCCGTTGCTTCGAAGGGAATGGCGACGGCATACGCGGAAGCCGAACTCCCGATTGATTATGCAGCCTATATCCGGAATCGCTTTCTCAATGCCGCTGGTGGATATGAGAAGCGCGAAGGGATTTCCCAGCTAGGTTCCACCATAAGCGGTTCTCCGACGCTTACGGGAGTCCATGAGCTTATCAAATCCGATGGCACCGCGATCCTGTTCGTTTCCGGGAACGGGAAAATTTACAAATACGATGATGTTTCCGCATGGTCGCAGGTCTATGCTTTCGAGAACACGACGGCTCATGTCCATGCCGTCCAGTTCGATAAGAGACTGATCTTCTGCAACGGCTCAAACAGGGATATCTATACCGAGGACGGTACCACATTCAAGGAATTGGTCCCGCTCATTGAGATCGGAAAGACGACATCCGGGACAAACGAAACCGGGCTGCATGATTCCGATATAACGAACTGGATTTCGGCGACCGATGTGGCGGTAAACGATCTGGTCTACAACGTGACCAGAGGTGGATACGGCATTGTCACGGCTGTAACGACCGCTTCCGTCTCGCATACCAGAATCGCCCCCAACGGAACGGGAATCGGTATTGTCGCGGCCACGGCTTCCGCCGGCGATGCCTATGAAATCCACGATCTGGTAGAACTCAACATCATCCCGGTCGGAAACGATCTCGACAATACCGCGATTCTCACAAGCGGAGCCTCAGCCACCGTCGTTGCGGTTTCGGGAGTGAATTTCTCGACCACGGAGGTCAGGGCCGGCGATATCATCTATAATTCGACCCGGAATGCCGCCACTCAGGTAGTCACAGCATCGGCAAATCTTGTCGTTACGTCAGTCGCCGGACAAACCTCGGGAGACACGATCACCCTCCACAAGTCGGCGATGCCAATATCGACGATCATGCACGTCCATTATGGGCGGTTGTATCATTTGGATGCGAGAGACAAAAAGAAAATCCGTATCTCGGGGGCGAATGATCCGCAGGACATGACCTCGGATGCCGGGACACTGGATTCGATCTCGTTCAATGTAGGCGCCCTTCAGCCGTTCGGGGATACGATCCAGAATATGGCGTCGTTCCAGCGGTTCTTTGTCATCGCTGGAAAGCATAATATCTTCGCCTATACCGGGACTACCCCCATTGGGACGGGGGCGGATTTCAGCCCCGTCGGTTTATTTCCTCAGGGTCTTGTTGCCGAACACGGTCTTGTCTCTCTTGGTAACGACGTTGCGATAGTCACGCACGATGGTATTCAGGCGCTTTCGGTAATCGACGATTCGTCCAATTTGAATCGAGCGAATATCTCCGAAGCCATCCGGCCGACGCTGCGGAAGGAAATCAATGCCACGAACCCCGATAATATCTGGGCTGTTCACTATCCCCAGAGATCGTGGTTGCTCCTGAAGGTCGGCTCACTTCTCTACTGCTATACCTATTCCACGGTCGGAAGGGATAAGCAGGGAAGACCTATCCCCGGCGGATGGACGGTTTTCGATGGTCCGTTTGCCCAGCAGAGAGCCTATTACGTCCGCCAGAACGGCGATCTGATCTGCTGCGGTACAGGTGGGAAGGTCTATGAATTCGACACCGGCATTTATTCCGACGACAGCCGGACGATCCCGACCGAATACCGTACCGGATGGCTTGATCTCGAAGAGCCGAAGCTGACCAATCGCATCAAGCAAGGGACTTATATCAAGCCGGTCATCGATGCGGCCTCCACGGTTTATACCATCCGTGCCGAATCGCCCTATGACTTCGAAAGTTCGGATGTCATAGAAATTTCGGCCACCGGGGCCTCCTCTCCTATCGGCGTCGCGGTTATCGGTGAAACTATTATCGGCGGGTCGTCGGTGCAGAACGAGAAGTACTCTCTCCGGTGGAGGGGGGAATCCGTCCGTCTCACGTTCACGACTGACGACGCGAATGGTCCCGATACGCTTTCTCGCTTCTCCCTCTACGTCAACGTTCTGGGCAGAGAATAATGCTCGACTTTCTCAAGGATATCGCCGGCATCGGTTCGGCGGCAACGGGTATCGCATCCCTTTTCATGGGGGGCGACGAACCCGAGGGCATGGCCGAACTTCGGGGCACTGCGGCGCAGCAGCAACGCTATGCCTCCGCGCTGGTGAATCCCGATGATCTTCTTTACAAGCAGCTTGTCGCTGAGGGAGAAACTGCGTCCAAGGCCGATCTTGCGGAGGCCATCAGACAAATCGCCATCCGGAACCGTCGTGATACCGCCCGCACCGGAATGGGCATCCTGAACCCTGAAAGACGGGACGAATCTCTCGCCCAGGCGTTTGCGAAATCCTACGAATCCTCCCGGCTCAACGCCCGTCTTGCGGCGAGAAACTATCTAGCCCAAGCTGCGGGATTGAATGCGAACACGGCCTCGATGTTCGGTAATCTCATGCAGGCATCCATGCTTCAGGGTGCATTGAACAGAGGCCAGACCGCCTCTGGGCTTCAGGCCCTTTTCACGGGATTGGGGAAGGTTCCCTCCATTCTTGATTCGCAATTCGGCGATAAGCCCCTTAACGGTTCATCTTCAACAGTCTCCCAGCCTTACGTCTCACGATTCGGCACCGGCAGAACGGACGAACAGTAATGGACGATCTCTCCACTGCGCTCGCGCAATCCCGAGACAGGATCACGGAACTCCTGCGCCCTAAGGAAAGCGGCCTCATGGATGTCGGCATGGCTGCGCTTGAGGCTTACGGAACCGGGAAACCGTTTTCGCAGATTTACAAAGCCGGGGAATCCGAGAATCTGAACAAGGCGTCGGCGCTCTACAACATGTTCCGGCAGGAACGTCAGTTCGGGTTGCAGGAACGGGGACTCCAGCGTCAGAATCGATTGGCCGATCTCCAGGAAGCGAAGATGGTCTTCGACATGACCACTACCGCTGCGGATAGGGGTGACAAACGCGCGAAGGCTGTTCAAGAAGCCGTTTACGGGATCACCGACAATCCTAACGAGCGAATGGATATCCTTCATCGGCTCTACAAAGACCCCGACCCCGTAACCCCGACGAATGTTCATGAAAAGATCGCTGGTCTGGGAATTGGACTGACGGGAAAGCCGAAAAACGTCCAGACCGTCCAGACGGCCGAAGGCGTATATGCCCTGACCCCCGAGGGTGGATTGGGGACCAGATTCGGTTCTCCGGCCACGGCGGCTGCCCCGGCACCCTATGAAAAAACCGAGCAGCAGGGATTGGGGAAGTTCGGGGCCGAAACTTATACCGGATATCTTACGAAAGCTCGTACCGCCCAGACCTTTTTGGACCGACTTGACGGCGTTTCGATTCTTCTGGATCAGGTGAGGAATCAAGGTGCCGGCGGGCCGATGCTGAATACGATTTCCTCATATCTCCAGACCTTCGGGATTGATCCAGCGAGAGTCACCCCCTTCTTGCAGAACGCCGGCCCCGGCGAAGCCTCCCAAGCCCTTTCGAATGCGCTTATCAAGGAAAGCATCGGTTCCCTGGGGTCTGGTGTATCCGAAGGAGACAGGAAACTGGTCACAACCATGTTTCCCCAGCTTGGGTTCACCAAGGAAGGTAATAATTTACTCACGGATGCCCTGCGGAGGATGTCGCAGAGGCAGTTGGAAATCGCCCGGTTCGCGCAGGACTACCGCACTAGTGGAAAGTCATTGGTCGATCTCGACCTTGCGATTGCGAGTGAATTTGCGGGAAAACCCATTTTCGATCAGACATTTATCTCGCAGGCCCGGTCGGTCGCCTCGACCTCTCGACCTCCTGAAGTTCCTCCGGACGTAACCCAGCGGACGATAGGGGCAAAATACTGGTCGCCGAAACTTAACCGTGTCGTCATCTGGCGCGGGGACGGGTGGGATACGGAATGACCAGACTTTCCGACGCTGACGTTCTCGGGACCACTCCAAATACCAGACTGACTGACGCAGATGTCATCGGAGAGGCCCCGCAGAAGCCGAGATTTGACGTTTCAGGGGCCTTGAAGGCATTTGAGGACCCGAGAGCCCTTGAGGCGATGGGCGCCCCAGAACGAGTTATGGGCGGAATGGTGGGCCAGACCATTCAGGGCTTCAACGTTGGTTTGGCTGAAATGCTCTCCATCCCGACCCGCCTCAATAATCTTGCCCGCGAAGCAGTGGGTATGGAGACTGTCCCAGATGCGAGGCAAGTCTTTGAAAAACTTGGCGTAATTTCCGGCAGGAAACCGGAAAACATCGCAGAGGAATTCGTCGGGCGAATCGGAGAGGAGTTAGGGGCTGTAACAGCTACTGGCGGGGCGGTTCTTGGTGCCGGTCGAGCCGTGGGCAGGGCGGGCGGTGTAGTCGCCAATCTTCTAAGGGAGGCGGCGAGGGACCCTGTTGGATTCCTGAGGCGGGAACTCAAGCTCGGTGTCGGTGCCGGGGCTGGGGCCGGAGTAGCAGAACAGGTTGCCCCGGACCAGCCCTTGGTGGAGTTGGGTGCGCAGATAGCCGGCGCGACGATAGCCGGCAGGCCACCGAAAATGCCCGCCGGACAGAAGGCTGTTGCCGAATCTCTTGAACAAGCCGCCGGGGTTGAGGGTCGTCTATTGCGTTCGGAAATTACCGAAGGTGAGGCGGCGGTGAGAGAAGTCATTCCCGACTATCCCGTTACCGTGGCACAGGCCACCGGAAGACCAGGCTTGGCCGGCATGGAACAATCTATGCGTGGACAGGAATATGGGCGCCCTCTTTCCGAACGGTTGTCCTATCAGCAGCAATTGGAGAAAGAAGCCCTTCTAGGGCCATCCCCGATCCGTATGGAGCCGGAACAAGCCGGTCTTGCGATTCGAGAGGAATTGGAAACTGGCTATAAGGCTGTGAAGGGTGCGAGAAAGACTGCCGCGGAGCCGCTTTTCACGGCGGCCGAGAAAAGCACCACTCCCGTAGATACGAAATCCATACTTGATTTTGTTGACGAACGAATCGGCGCAACAAAAGGCGCTATTCGTTCTGCGCTGGAATCTGTTCGGAACGATCTATTTTCCGGGAAGGAACTGGATACCACCGCATCCGGCATGATGGCGACGCGGAAAGCTATCGGAGAACGTCTCGACGCCATTGGGGAGCGAAGACTATCCAATCTCCAGCGTACCGAACTCATTACGATTCGAGACAAGATCGATGAAGTGATGCAGGCCGTCCCTGAATTCGCACAGGCACAGGCCGAATTCAAGCGTCTTTCCTCACCTGTTAATATCTATACCGAACGCCCTGCTGTTTCTGGTGTTCTGGAAAAAGACCGTCTGACAAAACGATACGATATCGAAGCCTCACAAGTTCCAAAGGAATTCGTCGGACTTCAGAAAGCACAACCGGAAACATTCCGCCAACTTGTCGAGGCTACCGGATCGAGATCAAATGCCGTGGAAGCGGCTAAAAACATCCTTGGCCAGACGCTGGAACGGAAAATGTCATCCGGTGAGGGCGTCTTGACGGCGCAGAAAATGGGCGAAGTCGTGGCGAATTTCGCGCCGTTGATTCGAGAGGCATATGGCCCCGATCAGCTTCAGAGAATCAACGAACTTCGTCGCGTCGTCGCCATGCGGGAGGTCTCCACAAAACCCGTCTCGGCATGGGCAAGACAATCTACAACTGCGGAGAAAATGGCCGGCACGGCACAGATCATAGATACTCTATGGCCGGGGCGTGCTCTGGCACTCAAATTTCCCTTCGCAGCGCAATGGGGTCGCAGAGCACTTCAAGGCGCTGGAGAACGAGAAGCACAAAGACGTGCCGTGATCCTTCGCGACGCCATGCTCGACCCACAGATTGCTAAAGACCTTCTCACGAAACTCGATTCCGTCAGGGCCGAACAGGCCATTACAAGACTTAATCTCTATCTTGCCAACACGGGGCAGGAATGACCATTAAAACCAAGACATCCCTGAAATCATACTTCGAAACCGGGGACAAACCAACACAGGCAGAATTTGCGAACTTGATAGACACGTTCTATCGGGATTCCCTGCTTGCCATTGCAACAGCAGCGGAAACCGACAAGACCGGAATCATTGAAATCCAGGCATCGGCACTTGTCACGGCATTACCTGTCGGAGCAGTTGGAAGACAACTGATCTCCGTCGCCGCCACGGCTTCGGCGAGAATGGCCCTTGGGATCACGTCGGCGGCCGGAACAATTCTCGACGCCTCTACTACTGCCGCCGCCAGACAAGCCCTGAATATCGAGACGGATTCGTTTTCCGTTTTCATCGAGGAACCGCAGAACAAGACTTATGTTCTCGACCTGAAAGCAGCTTATCCATATACGATTTCATGGGTTGCCGTAAAGACTTCGGCCGGATCAGTAATCTGCAATCACCAGATTGAGGGGGTTTCGATCACCAATATGTCCGCCGTAACGGCCGGATCGACAGAACAGACCGCATCTGCTGGAGGGGCGAATTCCGTCGCATTGGGAAATACCTATCAGGTCGTTCTCACCGGGAATTCGACCGCCGCCGATCTTTCAATGACCATCGCTTATCAGAGGACCGGATGAGAGCAATTATTTTCGGCGCTCCCGCCGCTGATTCTCTGCCGGTATTCGAATCGATCACAAGTACAGCAGATTCATCGCGTAGAACGACATGGGCAATAGATCATGTGGTAACTGCAAATAACGATAGAATTGTACTGGTCCATGTCGCCATCATAGGCACCGCTCTTTCCAATATAAATGCGATAGTGAATTGTGACGGGCAGACTATGACCAGAGTTACAGGGGCATCTAATACTACTAATACTTCCGTCGAATCAAGCTGGTGGTATCTTACTGGTGTTTCTGCCGGTACTATAACAATAGATGGTACATTTTTTGGCAAACCAAACGCAGATTGTATTGCTGCGATTAATTATTCCAATGTCAATCAAGTCAAGCCAATAGGTGTCGTTAGAAAATGGCAGAATTTGACAACTCCAACTGCATCGGTTGCAACGACATTATTCAAAAATTCCCTTCTTGTCGGCTCAATAACAGGAAATGATTCGACAGATACTTATACTCCTGTCTGTGCCGCCGTAACAGAACAACTTGAAAAAGATATAGGGACGCAAGGAACAACCTGGATAGGGCAAATGCCTGCCGCCTCTCAAGGGGATTACAAATTCGGCGTTGCCGATGCCATCGTTAATGATCTCACGATTGTCTTCGAACTACGGGGGACATAATGCGTATCCTTGCCTTCATACTGATGCTGGTTTCAACGCCTGCCTTAGGACAGATTCTTGGCACCATACAGATGCCATGCGCCCCATCCGAACTTGCATTGATGCCGGTCGAGGCAGCGGGGTATAGTCTGAAGGCCCGCGCGGCGGACGAAGACGGATCGCTATGGATGCGCTTCGAGCACAAGGATGGGCGATATCTTCTTCTCCTGGAATTCCCTCAGAACGGCTTGACATGCCGGGCTGGGGGTGGCGACCAATGGGAGGCGACCCAACAGGGAATCGGATCGTGACCCCCGAGGAGCAGCGCCGATTAGCTGTCGTGGAAACTCGCGCCGAAACCATGGCCGCCGATATCCACGAAATGAAGGTTGATCTCAAACGTATCGCCGATATTCTTGCTCAAGCCAAGGGATCATGGCGAACGTTGGTCGTCATCGGGGCGATTTCGGGGGCGGTGGGAGCGTTCATTGGCAAATTCGCCCCGTTCCTGCCATTTGGGAAATAATCAATGCCAACCCCCAGACTCACAAAAGCGGAAGCCGAACGACGAATTGCATTGGTCGAACAAAAACTACGCGAAGGGTACAAACCGCAGGGCATAGCTGTACGTGCCGGCGAAACTGGGGCCGTCCGTGCCGCCATAGAATCTGATGGTCTGAGCATAGGCGGGGCGGGAACCGGATTGGTCGCTGTATATTCCGGAACCAAAGCCCGAGGTCTTCCGTCCGGTCTATGAGGATCGTACCCCGCCAAATAATGATCTCGCTGCCCTGCTCCGCAAGGGCCCTCTGACCCTGGAATCCGCTGCTGAAAAACTTCGTATTACCCGTGGCGCCGCGTTGGATATGATTGATATCCTCCGTGCAAGCGGGATGAACATCCATCAATCTGGTGATTATTGGTCGGTTGCCAAGACTCAACCGCCGGCATTCACCGATGGCGACCTGCCGACCTATATTTCCAGGCCGGATAATACCTTTCGATTCGGTGCGTGGGGTGATTCGCATCTCGGGTCAAAATACGAACGTCTCGATGTCGCCAACGATCTTTATGATTGGTACGCCAAGGAAGGGGCAGACCGGGTATTCAATACCGGCAACTGGGTTGATGGCTACAAAGTTGGGTTGAACGAACACGATTTCCATATCCCGCATATGGAGGGCCAGCTTAAATATCTGGCCGAGAATTACCCCAAACGCGATGGCTTGATAACCTACGCGATCACAGGGGAAGACCACGAAGGCTGGTGGGCGCGTTCGATGGGCATCGACATCGGTAGACGTGCAGAACAGACGATGCGCGAATACGGTAGAGAAGATTGGATCAATCTTGGTTTTATGGAGGCCCACGTCAGATTGGTGAATGCCAATACCGGAACAGAATCCATTCTTGCAGTTGTCCATCCCGGTGGCGGTACAGCCTACGCGCTGAGCTATTCGGTCCAAAAAATCGTCGAGGCCCTGGAGGGTGGTGAAAAACCCGCCGTTGCGCTGTACGGCCATTATCATAAACTATGGGCTGGGAATATCCGTAATGTCTGGGTTGTCGTGACAGGTTGCGGTCAGGACCAAACGGTGTTCACCCGGAATAAGATCAAGCAGGAGGTCCATGTCGGCGGTACTCTGATCGATTTGGAACAAGACCCCGAAACCGGCGCTATCATCGGCATGACGCCGCGATTGCGGCGCTACTTCGTGAAGGGGTACTATAACAACCGCTGGAACAAGGCCGGCGATGTCACTTTGCCAAAACGGGGCATCGGATGAACGATAACGTCGTCTGGCTTCCAACGACACTCGATATCCCTCCTGATCGCGTATTGCAAGAAGCGATAATGGACCCGTCGCTTGACACAGTTGTTGTCATTGGGAAAACACAAGAGGGCAGGCTTTATCTAGCATCTTCAACTGGTAACGGCGGGGAAATTTCTTTGCTGATACGGCGCGCAGAGCATTTCCTGATCCATTGGCTTATTGAACAGTGCGGGGATGCATGAAAATCGTCCGCATCACCTGGCACGACGCCGAAGCCGATGCGGAGTGGGCGAAAGCCGATGATCCTGTTACTGTACCGGAGTGCGAGACGGTGGGGTTCCTGGTGAAGAAAACACGGAAAGAAATCGTGATCGCACATACCCGTTCGGGTGATGATGTCAACGGTAGATTCAGCATACCGAGGGGGTGTGTGGTCAGGATCAAGGAGATCGCATGAAGCAACCGATGTTCTGGTATCTGGCAACCCCGTACAGCAAATATCCCGCTGGATTGACGCGGGCTTTCGAAGATGCAGCGATACAAGCCGCGCGTCTGATCGAACGAGGTCTTCGAATCTATTCACCCATTGCCCATACACATCCGGTCGCAACACACGGCAATATCGATCCATTGGATCATGATATCTGGCTTGCACTCGACGAAGCGATGATGCACGCCGCTGTCGGTTTAATCGTCTGCCGGATGGAAAGTTGGCAGGAAAGCCACGGGATAAAGATCGAAATCGAGGCATTTCAGAAAGCCGGCAAGCCGGTGCTCTACATGGACCCGTTGCCTCAAAAATGATGCAACACGAACGCTAACGCCCCTTATGCCTTGCAAATGAGGCACCATGAACCATTGTCGAGATTGCCATCATTATCTCCCAAATCTGCATCACCCGAACATGGGCGAATGCAAGTCGCTGCATTGGTGGCGGGGATATGAGTACAATTTAGATGATATCCCGATAACAGATATTTTAATCGAATATGATGAGGGATGGGGCGCGTATATGGGATCGGATTTCGGTTGCGTACATTGGGAAAAGAAATGAATCCGAAACAGTTCACCCAATTCGTGATCTACCCGGTACTGCAAAACCTGGGAATGTGGAGCCCGGCGGCAAGCCATCTTGTTCTCGGCACCGCGTTAGTCGAATCAAACCTTCACGATATCGACCAGATCATCGGATCAGATGACGGTGAATTGGGTCCGGCACTAGGCATCTATCAGATCGAACCGCAGACGCATTGGGACCTCTACCACAACTTTCTCGACTTGCTGACAGGGGACGAGGAACGGGATTTCAAACGCCAGGCATTAAAAGGATCACTCCTTCGGATGCTGGCGCTCTCACCACCACCCGAGGTCCAGCTTGTCACCAATCTCTGGTACGCCACCGCGATCTGTAGATTGATCTATTACCGTAGACCGGAACCGTTACCCCCGGATTCCCCGGCCGAATTGGCGAGATATTACAAGCTGTGGTTCAATACGGCGGAGGGGAAATCGTCGATTAATAAGGCAATACCCCATTTCGAGCGGGCATGTGCCTTATAAAAGAGGCCCCCGGAGCCGAAGCTCTACGGGGGCCAGTTGGGTCCGGGGTACGCACCCGGACAGGGAGGCCAGCCATTGGCTGGAATTGAAACTCTACCACACCCATGGAGGATGTCAAGATGCGCTCGAAACTGTCGTCGCTGACCATCAAGGGCCTGATCCTCACCGCTCTTGGTGCTGTCAGCCAGGTCCTCACATTGCTCGGCTTCGGTCTGGCACCGGAGGAATATGCCGGGATGGTCAAATTCGTCGAGGTCGGGTTTGAGGCTGTTGGTTTGCTGACCGCCTACATCGGCCGGGTCCGGATCGGTGATCTGAAATGATCGATGCAATCCGGGGCATGGTGGCGGCGGCGATTTTCTTTTTCGATCCGCACGCCCCTGCTTTGTAACGCGGCTTTTCGGTTGGCGCTTTGCGACTTCCTATCACCTACGGTGAAACCGTGTATCAGGCTCCGGCATCTAACCTGCCGACTGGAACTGCGGGCCGGGCGTTACCCCGACGTGACGCATCATCACGGCCGTGAGAGCAGGTGTACAACATCCACGCTCGCCGCAGCACGCTGGATCATGCCATACCAGAATGGCGCTGTAAAGTGGTGCGGCCCCCGGCCCCTGAATCCATCGCCATCGCTGGCAACTGCCTCCGGCTGGAGACTCGGGGGTGTTCCGGCGCTGACCGCACCACCGACATTATATCAGAAAGCAGAACGGCCGCCCATTGCTGAGCGGCCGTCTGCGGCGCACCGGGGCCCAAATGAAGTAGGCTGCCAATTCTTGTACCCAGAGGGAGTCTGGGCCACTCGTCTGCTGCAACAGAACGACATTGCAGTGTCGCAAAAGGCAGCAAATCCACCCTCCCACACCGGCCCTGCGATGTCAATATCCCCCCGCCTGATCCACGCCGCCGCCGTAGCCTCTGACCGGGTTTACGATGTCTTCCTCAGCGGTGCCGATACTGGTGACGCCGTTGCCTTTGATGAGAACGGCTCGCATATCCTGTGCCTGAAAACGCCAGAATATCTGATGGTGGCATGGCAGGGGACCGATTCCAGTAATTGGCGGGATGTCGCCTCGAATATGAGGATCGATCCCAAACCAACACCGCTGGGAGGCTGGGCGCACGCCGGATATCTGTCCTATACCTTGAAGGGGTGGGGCCCGGTAAGGGGCTGGCTGGAACAGAACGCTGATGGACGACCTGTTTACGCAACGGGCCACTCAAGGGGCGGAGCCGCGGCTACAGTGGCTTTACAGTTCTGGCACCACTGGACGGCCGCGATCACGTTTGGTGCTCCTAAACCCGGAAATCTGGCGTTCTGGGCGGCTATTAAAGCCCCGGTCTACAGGGTGACGATCGAATCCGACTTCGCCCCCGAACATCCCACGGTATTTGGGATTCCAGTACCGGGTTATTGGCAAGGTGGAGAACAATTGATGCTGGATCAATTCGGGCTGACCCCAGTCGAATGGAAGCCGATGGCGAACCGGGGCCGGCAGGACCGATCACCGCACAATTCCGGGCTCTACCGGACATGGGCGGCGATGGCGGCGGCATTAAGTACCGTTTAGGCCGGGGACTAAATTTAGCATGGCATAGGCGGCCGGGCTCGAACCGGCATCTGCGGTTTTGGAGACCGCTGCTCTACCATTGAGCTACGCCCACATCCGGCTTACGCCACGGCCCCGGTCCGTCCCCCTGCACAGCGGCTGACCATACCATGACGCGGTTGTAGACCGGGTACAAACCACCGCACCACAGCAGATTCATCAAACGGCCGATAATCCCGCCGAGCCGGCACAGGGCCCACGCTAGAAGCCAGCGCATCATCTACCTCATGTTATAAACCGGCTGTAATTACACCGGATCAACCGACGTTTTATAACACCCGCCGGGGGAGGGCGGTCCATCGCGGCCCAAGCTGGACAGTCGCTGCATTGCGCCCATGCAGCCCTGGGCCGACCCCGGCGGATTCAATCATCGCGCGCATGAGGATATTCACATTTCCTCGGGTCGCCATTCACGCATCGCGCCGCCCCATTTTGGCAACGCCAACAATTATGCAGGACGAACATGCCTTCGCGCGAATAATCTGGATCGCGCGGGTCGAGCGGCTTTCTATGAGTCTTTTCATGTGCATCGCGGCATTCGGGCTTTTTGCAAACATGCACAATTTTCTCGCCACTAGAATTGATGCCGCAATCCGAGCACGCCCAAACCGTGTCAACCCCACATATAACGCAGGGGGCAACACTGTACGGGCATTTGAATGACCCAAAATGTGTGCCGCCGCAAATTGGACAATTATTCATATTCATCCCAGGCCTCCAATACATGACGACCCCGGCGGGTTCATATTAAGTCAGTACGGCAGCCCTCACATAGCGGACCAACACCAACGACAAATATCGAATCATCTTCGCATCTGCCTGTTGGCGAGTTGCAGAGAACACATAACTGACGTGTCCCTGGGTAGTGGCTGGCATTGATGATGCGATGTGTGTCTTGGTCAAGCGTTTTCCCATCCCACCAGTTCATTCTCTCCCTACCTCCTTAGTTGGAGCGCGGGCCGGGCCCTCGGTCTATAGACCAGAACGGCGGACGTTCCGGCTCCCGTACTTGCAAGTATTCTCCGCCGTAGGCCGCGCTTCCCGCCTCTCGGCGGAACTGTTGGGTGTGGGCCGGGCATTTCGGCATCGGGCTTCTCGCTGTGCGGTCTCCCGCCTCGGATTCGCTGGCGCCAGCTATAGCGATATTCACCCTGGAAAGCATCCCGAACCTAGTCACGGTGCATTTCTGCCCCACACCCACCCGTCTCTCGACGGGAACTGAAACACGAATTCATCTATTCCAAGTCTGCCTAATTGTTGCGTGGTGCAGATATTGCTGTATCGACCTCACTTTCCGTTCTTCTGCTTTGGTGATGTTATCGCGCGTCACCCCCATTTGAGCGGCAACTACAGCATCAGCCGCAATCAATAGGTCGCCGATTTCCTTTGCCAGCAATTCAGCATTGGTTGTTTCATCTTCGTCTTTGGGATGGTGCGATTTCAGGCCATGCCGCAATATCTTGCCGACGATTTGCACAACCTCACCGCATTCCTCGGCGAGCAAGGCTAGCAACTCGGTCTGTGCTGGTGTAAGCTGATTGAAGTTTTCTTCCGCCATCATCCTACTCCTTTTCCTGTGCCGATGCGAGCATGGCGCGCCAGCAATCACTAGCACGCTCTGGCAGAGTTCGATTCGCCATCTCACACCATCCCTTTTCTCCCGCGAGCTTCATCTGTTCCGTTGGCCCTGCTTTCTCCAACGCGGCAATGACAACATCAGCTTCCGGCAACCAGTTCTCCCAAACTGGGTCGAGGGACGCATTATGCTCGGCTAGCGCACGCGCGATGATCTCTCGGATGGTCATGACACCCCCATGCGCTTGCGCCGGAGGACGAGCCATTGTTGTAAAATGATTGGTCGATAATCACCCCTATTAAAACCCATTGCAACCCATTCATCTTCTGTCGGGTCGGCAAGGCATTCGGCTTTGCATTCGTCTATCGCTACCTTGACAAAGCTATTTGGTGCTTTGCGTTTGGTCATGTCTTCATCCTCCGCAGGGCCGCTTCGATATAAACCGCTGCGTCAAGCAGTTCTTCCTGCAAGTGCGATAACCATTGTGTGTGACTGAGGTTAGCTTGGTCTGTCGTCACCCCGTACTTTGCAATTCCCCGCCGCGATCTGGCGGTTAATTTCTTGCACACGGAGGCGACGTTCTGGTCAGGCGTTGTCATATCATCCCCCGTAAAGCCATGTTTCGTACCGCTGCCGCAGTATCCGCTTGCGCGCCAACCCCCGTCGGATAAGACTAACCATTGATACGGATATGCCATAAGTTTTTGCCGTCACAGCGAGAGGCCCTGAACTATCTCGAATCGCGACAACATCTTCGTCTGTGAGCTTTGTCTGTGGAAGATCGGCACCAAATTTGATGTTGCGGTTAATTGGTGTTTTCCGCCGGCCCTTGCGGGACATATCGCGAGAATTGTCAAGATTAGTTCCAAGAAAAAGATGGTTGGGGTTGACGCAAGATGGCGTATCACAACGATGTAAAACGCATATGCCGTTTGGGATAGGCCCGTGGTGGGCCAACCAAGATGCGCGTGAAGCTATATACGATTTACCTTTATTCCGGAGCTTTCCATACCCGCCAGGATTTAGCGCACCAATCCATAGCCAGCACCCGGACATTGGTTCTGGGGTTGAGCCGTTTTCTATTGCCTGCATCAAATCAATAGCTCGCATTGTTGCCCGCCGCCCATTTCCGGTATCGTTCCCGAAGCATGGGCTTCATGATTTTTTCGAGCCACCATTCCGGCCCCGGATTCGCCTCTTGATCCGCATGGCAGGTGAAGCACAGCGCAACGACCAGGCTGTCATCCGGTTTCAGCGATTGCCCGCCTTCGTGCCCGGCCCGGACGTGCGCCGGGATCGTGGTGCCGTCATTGCGCCCGCACGCCTCGCATTCACGGCCCGCGAAGCTGTCGAGATAGCGGCGGTCGCGGATGCGCTGGCGCTTCGGGAGCAGGAGAGTCATGCCTTCTCAAGCTCCTCGATCAGCGCGTCGCGCATGGCGCTCATCGTCCGTTCATTCTCTTATTGATCTGCCGCAACTCACGGATTCGCTCGTCGCACAGGATCTGCAGCCGGTCGTACACCTTGCCCGGCGGGCACGCGGCCGTGTCGGTCATTTCGGCATCCCTTCCTTCGCTGAGGCTTCTGCCTTCGCCGAGGCTTCGGCGGCCGGCTTCGGCGCGCGCTCGGCATCTTCGGCCCGAAAGATCACGGCATGGTCGGCCGGCAGCCACGACCGGAGCGCGGCAACCGCTTCATCGATGTTTGGATGCCGCTGCGACATCCCGCCATCGGCGGATCGTTGTGAGAACACCAGCTTGAAATAGTCCCGGGTGTGGGTGCTGATCTCGAACCGGATGCGCGCCTCGTGGCAGAGCAGGACGAGCTTGGTCAGGCCGTCGAAGTCGAACGTCGACAGCCGGTTCGACCGCGCGACGATCTCGACCGCCCGCCCGCCGAGGAACGGCCGCCAGTGCCGCTTGAACGCGATCGGCGCGTTGTAGATGCCGCCGTAGCTGAGGCCGATGATCTCGGCGACCTTCGCCTCGGTCCGTGACAATGGCCGGTCGAGCATCTCGCGCAGCCAGTACGCATGATCGTATTTGACGTACTGGGTCACTTAGGCACCTCGTTCCATTCGCGGCCGTCGAGCAGGCGGCCGGCGCGGGATTTGCCGACGCGGGCCATGCAGAAATCGCCGCGCATCCGGCAGCGCGCGACATGAATCGCGGGCGTTACCGAGCCGTCATCATCATCGGTGACAAAGCCAATCCCGTCGGTGCGCGCGGGTGCATAGCTACCCCACTGCTTGAAGAAGTAGGGAATGCCGTGCGCGGCACAGAAGTCGCGCGCGGCGCGGTGCCAGTCGGGATGCGAGGGCCGCGCCTTCGGCCCCGATTCGCCGCCCGAGATCAGCCAGCGCAGGAATTCCCAGCCGCGCCAGTCGATCGGACCAAGCGCCGGTTCGTAGGAGACGAAGGTGTTCCAGCCGGCTGCGGCGAGGGCGGCAAGATCGTCGCGGCGCCGGTCGGCCCACTCCTGGTTCTCGACGCTGACGCCGAGCCAGACGTTCGGCAGGGGCCAGACGCCGAGGCGGATGCGGCGGCCAGGCGGCGCGTGTGGTTCATGTTCCGGATCGGCGATCAGCACCAAGGTAATATCGCGGGCATCTGTCAGCGCCAGATCGCAGACCTGATCGTAGACCCGCTGCGCCACGCCGGGGTCGGTCATGTACGCCCGCATCCGCTCCGGCCGCTTGGTGAGGATTTGGAAGGTGTGCTGCGGCGCCAGCGCCATCACCGCGAGGTGCCGGTCGATCCAGTCGTCGGGGACCCAGTCGCCGAACAGGTCGGTCATCGAGTTCCAGAAGATGCGGCGCGGTTTGCGCCAGCGCAGAGGCATCAGCAGCGCGGCTTCGTCGAGGAACATACCGACCTTGGAGGCATCCTGCGCGGCGAAGCGCACCGGGTTGCCGAAGCGGGTCTGGAACCGCTCGCTGTAGCAATTGGCGCAGCCGGGCGAGACGTGGATGCAGAAGTGCCCGGTCTTGCTGGCCTTACGGTTGCGCGCCCGAATCGGGTTCACCGACGAATCGGTCCATTCGATCTTGCTGTTCTCAGCCAATCCACCCTCCTTCAGTCGGCCGGCAAGCCGCCCGCCTTTCGCCGGCCATCATGCGTTCAGCCGCTGCGCTGTTTTCCGTGTGCATCGGGAATGCGGCTGGCGGGGACGAATTCATACCGTAAACCCCTCGGCGATGAATCGTTTCTCGTTCTGCCGGCGGAACTCGGCGTTGATGTCCTGGACCTCGCGGAGCAGGGCCGGGGTCGAGACGCGGCGCAACGGCTGGAAAGCGCCCAGCGCCAGCGCCCGGCGGTGCATGTCGTCAAGGGTGCCGCAGAACCGTTTCAGGGCGTCCGACAGTTTGGCGATATACGGTTCGTCGGGTGCGGTCTGGATCAGTGCCGGCGGGCAATGCGGGTGGAAGGCGTAGAGATCGGCGCGCTCCAGTTCGGCGACGAGGATCTGGCCCTGTACCTGCGGCTTGTAGTCGTCGGTCATTCCATCGAGCAGATAGCCCAAATGGACATGGGGTGACGGGCACTTGATCTCGACCGCGACCCGGCGCGACCCGACGACGAGACGATCCGGCGAGCAGCCGATCGACCCGTCATCGGTGGTGATGAACGACACCGCGACGGTCTCGACATCGAACTGGAATTGGTACTGCTGGACCGCCATGTCCTCCAGATCCTTTCCACGTTCCATCCACGGATTTGAGAACGAGCTTTCGGTCGGCATGTTCAGCAGGCGTTCGGCGACCAAGCGGAGGGCGTAATCGGCGGCCTGCGCCGACAGCTCGGCCTTCTTTTTCGTGACGACGCGATGGAAATTTGACGCCGTCGGGATGCCGAGCCGAAGGGCAAGCCATTCGTCGGAGCCCTGCGCGACGCCGGTCCAGATTTTCATGCCGGCACCTTCCGGAGCTTGGTCAGCAACAGGTTCTTCGCCATGGTGAATGCCCCATGCGGGATTTCCGCCAGGTGCGCGGCCCCGGTTGCGGCGAGGAACTTCTGTTCGTCGGTGCCGGTTTCGTCGATCAGGGCTTCCAGTTCGGCAACCTGTTCGGGCGTGACGAACGAAACGCCACCCTTCACGCCGTCGTCATCGTCACCCTCGCGCACGATGTTCAGCAGCATCTCGGCGCAGTAGCGCTTGCCGTAGCTGAGCGTGGACCCGACCGCCTGGAGGTTGTTCCGGCCCGGCCCTGTATCGACGGGAAGCGGGATCTCGGCCCGCTTGGAATGCCCGCTGCTGTGCAGCAGTTCCCCGGTGACGACCAGCCCGCCGCCTTCCTTCGCCGCAGAGTTGAACGTCAGCGAGAATCCTTCCGCGCTGTAGACCGGCCGAATCACCGCATCCATGTCCTCCCACTTCGCGAACGGGATCGCACGGCCCTTGCCGAGATCGATGGTGCCGTTCTTCTTGACCCTGGGCAGCTTCGCCGACAGCCGGGAAAAGGCTTCGGTGAATTCACGCCTCGCCTGCCGGTCCTCCATTTCGGCCTGCATCCGGAGCAGGGCGTCGAGCTTGGCGACATCGACCGATGCATCTTTGGCGAGCGCGATGATTGCCGGCAGAAGCGATTGCGGTTGTTCCGTCGGTATAGGTGACAGCGCCGTTTGTGTGACGGGCGACAATGCGCCGGGTTCGTCGATCACAGCCCCTCTCCCTCGGTGATGGTGATGACCTTACGGGCGTCATGCCCACGAAGTTCCCTTGGGTTCACATCGCCGTATGCCACATCGACGGTCGTCACGACACCGTTTCGAAATAAGAACACCGTCACCGTATGCGTGGCGGGCTCGTTGACGAGGTCCCAATCAGGATAACTCCCATGCGGATGCCATAGGCCGTTCAAATGCCATGATTCGGCACTTTCCTCTCTATCGCCCAACACGAGCCCGACGATTGGCTCCGAACTCGCTGCATCCGTACAGAGTATCCGCACCCTCCGGCCATCGCGGGTCCGCGCGATCAGGTGCCCGTTCTCGTCCTCGCGGCACTTCGTGATATCGAAGGTCATGACCACACCACCATTAATGCGATGAACATCAAGAATCCGAAGACCAAGGTGGTCGTCAGCGTAGAAAACCACCATTCATCGCTCACGACACCACCATCCTTATCAGTTCGAACGCCACTGCGAAGGCCAGTACCAGGAAGGCCCGGCCGAGGGGATTGGAAAGCGGGGGCGGGATATAGCAGCGAGTCATGGCTTCCCCTTAATAGCCTGGGGCGTGCTGCATGTCTTGACCAGTTCATCGCCGCGTTCGGCGTACCGCAGCCGCTCAAGCACACGCGTTACAGCGAGGTCCGTCAAATCCCATTTCCCCGCCGCATATCGCGTATGCCCGATCAGATAATTGAGCGCGCGCGCTATTCTGCGCTCGCCCTCCCCATATGTGGTCATGCCGCACCTTCCTTCTCTGCATAGCAGCGGGGCATGGTTTCACCACCACCCAAACCAAATGCCGATGCCATGAACCACGCCGACGGGCGGGAATACCAGCCCAAGAATAAGCAGGGCGGCATAATTCGTGGCGACGGTCACATAAATGTGTGTCACTATTGCGACCAAACATGTGACCGCGACAGCCACCCAAAAAAATCCGGCAAGATCATCCGAATATTTCATTCCGCATCTTCCTTCTTTCCGGGCCGCTCACCGGTATCGTGCTCGGCGTTGTGGGCGACCTTTTCCTGTTCCGCCCGCTTGGCCTGTTCCTCGAACTTCGCGAAGCCGGGGATATGTTTCCGGCACCACGGCAGGTCGAGTTCACGCATGGTGAGGTCGGTCATGCGATTCTCCACACCCGGACACCGCCATCAACGGTGCGGCAGAGGAATTTATAGGGCGGATGGCGGGCTGCCCAGCCTGAAGGTGTCGAACCCATGGAGTAAACCGTTTTGCCTGGGATAAAGAGTGAGTCCCCCACCTCCATTTCGGCCCATGGATATTTCCCGACTCGCCCCCCTACACCCGTTGGCGGGATCGATATGCTTTTCTCGATTTTGAATTCGGTCATTCGATTTCTCCTGCTTCCTTGAGGGCGGCACGGGCGACATTCGCCTGCCACAACCCGCCAAGGGTGATCTCTTTCAGCGCCGCCACGAGGGCGGGGTATTTATCGGCGCGGCGATCGCGTTCGGCTGCCAGATTGGCAATCCATTCCTCGGCCCTCATTTCTTCCTCCTCACTTCCCGGATTTCGACGCGGATGACGGTTTCGCCCAAATTGGCCTCAACTGCATCCGGGATAGCCCATATCCGCGGAGAGACCGCATATCGAGCTAACTTCCCGCGTTTTGATTTCATCCCCCACGCCAGCACCGGCTTCGCGCGCTTCTTCATGGCGTCACCCCCCTCAGCGTCTTCCGAATCTCGCGCTTAACATTCGCTCGTGCCGCAGTCTTGCCGCTATTGCCACCGTGGTTGATCTTGGAGTAACGCGACTGGCAGCACGGGCAGCGGCGCAGGCGAGTAATGGCGGCGTGTAAGGGTTTCATGGCGTCACCTTCAGCCTGCGGACTTGACCAGCGATTGCAGATTCATCGTATCCGTCAACTTTCGCCGCCGCATCTTCGACTCCGGCGTTGTAGGCTTCGCGCAGTAGGACGGCCAATCTCCCCGCATCTTCGTCGACCGTTTTATCCGACACCAGCGATTGCAGATTATCCGACCATTCCCCGCCGGCCTGTTCGGTTACGAACAACTTTGCTGTTGCCAGGAAATCCATCACTTCCCCTCCCGTTCCTCATATTCGTGTTCCCGTGCGGCGGCGCGGTCGTCATCATCCCATTCCCAGAAATGGCCATCGCACCATTCGACCACCGCGGATTTCATTGACCGCAGCTTATCGTACAATATGACCCCCATAGATTCCCACGGTACCGTCACGCACCCATAATCACGGTGGTACAGCGATATCGAATGGACGATCCAGCCGCCATCATCGCTGACCTCGGCCTCAAGGGACCAGCCATCCTGCAACGGCACGGAAACATCGCGGGCCATGAGCGGTGCCATCGGTCAGGATTCCGTTTTGGCAATGGCGGCGTCTATGACGGCCAAATCCGGCGCCGTCAATCGTTTGTCAGGCGTGGTGAAGGTCATTGTCCCATCCACGGCAGCAACGTACCCTCGCGCGATTGTCAGTGCCTCGCGCAACATCGTCACCTGTTCGCGCAGACGGGCATTCTCATCGGCCAAAGTGCGCCCGACCTTGATCGCCAAATCCGTTCG